TATTCTCTAGTTTTGCGTGAATTAAATTCGCTTCGATTTTATCCAGTTTCCCAGATTCGTTAAAAATAGTATCCTCGTTTTTTAACACTCCACCCACATGAAGATCATTGGAAAGTATTGTGTTTATGACGTGAGCGCACATTTCTTTAGTTGTATGAAAAACATATGATGGTTTCCCAGACAAAAGAAGTAATGAACCAGTCCTCTCAACCTCTTCAGCGAGTTGCGGAGTGAATGAAATGTTAGCGACATCATAATCACTCATCCATCCACCACTAGCGGCATGAAGCGCACACCAGCGTGAAAAACGAGCGCAAATGAAAGCAAAATTATTCTGCAACTCGTTGGGGAGAATTGGAGCGAGTCTTGTTAATTTCGTCATTAGTTTCAAGTGGAGCGGACTCCCCTGCGCGTGTGAGCGATTTAGCATGACTGGTTCCCATCCTTGTGCTTCCCAAGTTGATTTCCATATGTTCGCACAGGCAAATTGCTCGCTTTGTGGGTGCAATTGCACGCTTTCGTAGTATCCGTAGATTTTTGGTTTCATTAGTATGCCTTAATTCCTACATTAAAGACTGGAACACCCAAATCAATGTGAGGTTGATGCCCTGCATCCATTGCTTTTTTACAAAATGAAATATCGTCAGGGTAAAAAGGCCCGTGTTTGATATCAGGGAACTTTTTCTTGATGTCTTGAAACACCCGACGATGGATAAGTAAACACCCACTGCCAACCCAGTCAACGGCCTCCACGGAATCTGTGCAGATCCTTGCTTTTTTGCCTAAATCGGTTTTTGAACAGTCGATTGACGCATCATTTAAGTTAGCGAAGTACGCTGCACCCACTAGTGACTTTCCTGCACCGACTAAACGATGCACGATGTGCTTCTGTAGGTGCGAATCGTGGATATTTCGAGCAGCACCAATTGTTGCCTTGGCCCATTGCGGTCTACCAATGGATGGGATGATATTATTGTCCAGCAAGAGCAACCATTTTGCGTCCGTGGCTAGGAATTTCTCTGCAAGGTCATTCCGTGACTTGTAGAAGTTGTTTTCGTCGCTAGAAACGTCAAATCGGATTTTATCACGTCCAAAATCAAGCGCAATGTGGATTAAAGCGAGTGCAGTGATCGGATTTGTGGCTTTATTAGCCGAAAAACCAACGAAAATGTCCCTTCCTGCGAACTCTGCACGATACGATGGCAACCCTTCATTAGTTCGGGATTCTACAATATTTGACTGTAGAGTATCGTTAAATTGTACTTTTTCGGTAACTTCTTCGATAATTGGTTGTTTAATTTCCTCTGGAGTTGGTAATTCCATCTTTTCTAGCACCTTTGGAACTGGTTTACGTCTGCGTTTAGGTTTTCGGTCTAATTTGATCATAGGTTCGTCGAGATGTGAAAAATCTCTTGGTTGTTTATTTATTTCTGGTTGCTGTTGTGGTTGTTGACGCTGAACTTGTCCTTGTCTAGCAAATGGATCGAAAGAATCCAATGCGTTCATAGTTATCTTCTCATCAGGAGTAACTTTTGGTTCCATAGATATAATGTGCCTTTAACTATACTAAGATATATATGATTTTGTGTATAACTGTATAACTTTAGTATACTTTAACCACCTAGTGCCTCATCGAGGCCAATATCAATGGCATCCATCGAGTTCATTTTCAATCTGTCATTGAGGCTGGATTTGATGCTATGCTGACCCGTGATGGTCTGCTTGGGCATTTTCCCTGCACCTTTTAGGTTGTTGTTCTCTTCGCGCAAGGACTTCAATTCGGCCATGTATTTAGATTTCCCCTCCTGCTCAACCCGCAGTTGCTCAGTTAGGACGTGAGAGAACACTGCTGCTGCCGCTACGTTAGCCCGTTCTTGCGCGTTGGTGGGCCACAGAGCAGAGTTAAATTTTTCGGCAAGGGATTGCACCTGCGCGTTGTGCCGCTGCACCTGCTGTAGCTTTTCTGGGGTTGCATCTTTGGGTGCTTCTGCAAACCTTGCCCACGGCAACTCTTTTGTAATCGAATCGATGTGTTGGTCGATCTGCTCAACCTCCTTGTGATACCACTGCCCTTTTTCTTGCTCGCGCTGTTCAAGAATTTGATCTGCATTTTGTGCGGCATTTTCTATCTCTTGCTCTTGCTTTTCTTTAAGATCAACAACGTCAACAAGGCTACGTTTCAAACGCTCAGAATCAGTTAGCGGCAACTTGTCAATTGCGTTATTCCTCCACCAACTTTGATCAACGGCATCAGGCCCACCCGCTTTTTCAATAGATTCAATGACATCTTCACTCGCTCCGTTTTTGCGAAGGATGCTATAGATATTTTCTTTGGCAGACTGAATTGGTTGATTGTATTTCGACTGGAACTCTGGATCATTCTTAATATCGAAGATTGCACGAAATTTCTTTAATTCATCATAATCATCTGGTGCTTTAAACTCCTGCTGACGTGATTCCATCTCCACAACACGTTGCCGCAGTTGCTCTGCTTCCTCCGCTTGCTTCTTGTATGTCGATGCCGTCTCTTGCAGTTTTCTCCAGTTGGAGCGATTAACCTCCGAAAGATTGCGAGGCTGTTCGATTGAAGCAATTTCTGGATCCAGTTCGACTTCTGGAGCTACGGGTGCTTCTGGAGTTTCTGTAGATTCCGTGGATTCAGCAACCTCTTGCGTTTCTTCAATTGGCTCAATTTCCTCAGTTTCAGTTGATTCGGGTTCCTCTGCGAACACTGGCTCAACTCCACTCAATGCTGCATCTAGCAATGCATCGATTTGATTTTCAGTTGATTCATCGATTGGATCAGCGTCCAATGATGGGTTTCCATATCCAGTAACACTGGATTCTACTTTTTCGTTTTCGTTTTCCATAGATTTATTAATTGGTTGTTAATTTACTTCATCGACTTTTCACCACGGCACTTCCATTTTTTTCGTGAAAGATCGTTAATACTACCTGCTTTTTCCGTCACATGGACGTGAAATTTCCTGCGCTTGGATCAGCGTTATCATTTGATGAGTTTACACAATCTTCGATTTCTCGCAATGCCATTTCAAAACCTTGCTTCAACATTGCTTGCATTGCAACTCCTTCGACGGAACATTCCGTTATGAAGGGAATTCGACTGCGTAAATATAAACGCAATCGATTTCCTGTTTTCTTGTCGTAGTCACGAAGACGTGATGCGTCAGATTCTTCCCATTTCATATTTATTTATTAATATATTTTATTCCATCATCGACTTAACTTTAGATTTAACTTTGCGGTAAACCTTTTTGCCAGCGGCAACAAGTTCCTCTGGGGAAACGATGCCTTGGTCGCTCATGCCCTGTTTTTTAATGCGATCATAATTTGCTTTTTCTTTTGAGGCATATTCTGCTTTCTTTTCCATTTCCATTTCGGATTCGGAAAGAAGATCTTCAACTTCCATTTCTTTGTCTTTTGGAGTTGGAAGAGGTTCAACTTTTTTCATAAGTTTAACGTCTTTTTCTTTTACTGCGGACGATGGATCCATTTTTGCTTTGGAAGCAAGTTCGCTAATCATTTTGGCTCGGTCTGGCATAATATTATTATCCTGCGGTTACTGGTTTAGGTGGTGCAGCAACTTGGTTGACTGCGTTAGTTTGTGAGGGGTTTTGTGTTCCAACGGCTTCTCCCATTGCGGTAGCCTGTGCAGTTGATGGTCTACGTCCACCTCCTCCACCTCCACCACCTGCTGCTGCTGGAAATAAATCTCCCTCGGAAATTGGTGCTTGTCCTGCTGTCAGGTAATTAATCGCTTCAGAGACTGCCTTTTTGTATTCGGCAATCTGCTTTTTGTCTGCACCCTTTGCTTCAGCGTTCTGGACGTGTGCGATAAAGTGCTGAACTGCCGATTGTAGGGGTTTAACCATCTCTGGAGGCATAGACCCTGCTGGAGCGGAAGAAATAAGCGGGAATAGCTTCTCCATGATGGTCTGGATGTGCATGATGTCATTGTCCCGTGGAGAGACTGGAATGTCCTCACCTGAGATAATGCTCTGAAGTTCGATGATTTGTTGCCTTGTTGCCTCAATTGCCACTGCTTCGACCTGATCTTTAGGTAAGATGACTTGGTTAGCGATGGATTCACCCACTTTGCGTGACCAATCGAGCTTCATCAACTCATCTTGGTTGATTTGTGGGTTTCCAGTGTACCTTTGGATCAGAAGATCAAGAATTGCAGCGTCTTGACCCTCGGTTTGTGGCAGAAGTTCCTCTGCTGGTGAGAATGCCATCAATAAAATGTCGCTAGGAGGTAAATTGCGCTCCAACATGGACAAAACGCAAGAAACTGCCTCTTCATCGAGATGCCGTGGGATCTCAAATGGCACTAAGAACGATGGGATCTCGGATTGTGCCTGTTCAAATGCCTCAACAACCTCTTTTTTGGCCCACATTGCGTTTTGATTCTGTAAACGAGCGAAATCAATCTGTGTTTTTAGTTCAGATGCGGCTTTGACGTGTTCAGGGTGACAGATTCCACGCTGCATACGCTCAACTGCCTTAGAATATTGCTTTACCCAACGCATTAGGATGCCTTCGCGGATCTGGTTCTCAACGGCAGCAATGCGATTAACCTCGGATGCAGTTTTATCTCCACCCGTGATGTTCATCACACTGCTTGGAAGGAAGGTTCCCATCTGAATCTCGGCCAATCCACTCATGAATTGATCGAGTTTAATGAAATCTTCAACGTCAGCGGGGATTGCAGACTGCACTACGTCATATCCCTCTGCCACATATGCTACGGGATGCATTACTTGAAGTGGTGGTATGCCAGTTTTAGCCGTTGGGCCTTTTTTCAGTAATAGCATCCCGCGCAAATATGAGTTATCGACAATGAGATTTCTCGCTTTTTCGATAGCAATATGCGTGTTATACAAGTCACGTCCTGCTCCACGGGAGGACATCAATGCACCAGACCCAATCTCGATAGAGAATAGCGCGATTGTATCCGACATTCTGTTGTATCTATCCAATTGAGTACAGATTTCATCACCACTCTTGTCATCAAAAAGATAGCGCGAAATCTTGCCAGTGGGTTCTTTAATGAGCAATTCACCTAGCTCAACGTATTTTGCATCGTTTTCGTAGCTTGCACCATAGGATCCTTCTCTCGTCCAGTCCTCATAGCGTCGAGCGTCATCGTCAGAATCCAATGTGCGTCCAGCGGGGGTTGCGTTGTTGATTGCTTTTACCAAGTTGTTAATATGCCAACCTGCAAGCGCGGAAAGTCTTGGTTGCTCCAACACTGGAAGCAATTCAGCGATCTGGTATCGACGCTTCCTAGCCCAAATCGGTGTTGAATCCGCTTCTTGCGGAGTCTCGATTGAGAAGAACGTGTAATCTTGACGAAGGAACTCTGGTTTCCAGTCACGAACGTCATCCCAGCAAACCGCACAAAAGCCAAAGGTCGTATTCTCATGCGTTACCTGAGCAACTAGGTCATCGTGACCCTTCCAGCCTCTGATGCATTTTGTGATCTCTTCGCGGAACACTTTAGTTTTATGTTCCTCGCTCACTCCCTCTAGTGGATATTTGGAATAGGTAAGTGTAGGTGACTGCTCGATTACTTGTTTAAATGGTGGTTGTAAACGACTAACCATCGTAGACAGAAACCCAGTTGGACGATTACTCCTCCAATTCTGACCCATGCTTTCCAGTTTTTTCGCACTGTATGGAGGTTCATTATTTAGTTTCTTCTGAATTAATTGGTTTTTGCGGTTTCTCTCAGTATTCTGTTGTTTGAGTCTGCGATATGCAGAATGCGCTTGCTGGCAGTCTTTAAATGTCCGCTTAACCTGCAATGTGTCAGGGTTTACAACGTCACCAGTAGCGTTATCATCAACAATCTCCAGTTGGGAAACACGTTGCTTGTCCGATGGTTTCATAATCCGCGCAGCTTTCGATGCGTAGACGTTTGTGACTTCTGCTGGAATTGGTTTGGTTGTATCGGCCATATTATTTTAGATTTAGCCAGCAATCTACTGGCAAATTGTCTGAGGGGGAAATGCTGTCTCTGGACATGAAAACTGCGGATTTATTGTCGTGACGCAGCAACAAGCAACCACCTAGTGCCTTGGATGTCTTGGTTTCTTTAGCTTGTCTAATGCTTGCACTTAATCTTTCCGTTGCTTTCACGCAAGCACCACAACCGCTTTTCCACTGCACGTTTTGTTTGCAAGCAAGACAGATCTTTGCGCGTTGCTCTGCTAGCTCGCTGGATATAAGTGCAATCTCTTTTGTAGAATTGATAACATTCTTAGCCCAGATTGTAATGTCATTTAACAACTCCGTCTTCTGACTAGGGGTATTCACGGATGTTACAACAACCATGTCTACACCATGACAGAAATTGGGGTTCTTGCTACAGATGTACGAATTGACATCACCTTCCACGTCACCAACTGGCAAATGGTTTTCGGCACGGAAATTCGTGACAACCTGAAGAAGATTGTCATAGCTATGACCAGTGAGTTTTGCATCACCATCGTAGTAATGCCAACCCCCCGGTGGAATCATTCCAATTATCGGTTTTGCCATGAATTTTTGAGTTTTACGTCAGATTTTTAATGTTTGCAAGCAAATTCTTACTTATTTATCAAATTAATTGCTGAAATCAACGAATTCGTAACTTTCAATTCCAGTATGTTTTTTCTGGAAAACAAACTTTTCTGGTTTTGGATCGGTCATCGTGGCAACAACTCCACCCCGTTGTCTCATAAGATAGACCAGCAGGGACAGGGAATCGAGTGCGTCAGGACTATTTTGACGAGTCCGTTTAACGAAGTCACCTTTGCTCTCGACTCGTACAAGTCCCTGTCCCTGCTGTTTATACCTGCGCGAAGTCGCTTGTCGAACCAACTCCTCGGTACGGAAACTCGGTGAGATTTTCAGATACTCAAACTCTAGGTATTTAGCAAGCCCAAAAATCAGTTCTGTAACAACTCCAGAATACAATTCGTTTGCGCGTTGTGTGTCATCTCCCAAGATGTGAGTTTCTGAACTAGCCCACGAATAGTTTACCCCCATCACTTCGCTTCCGTATAGTGACCTCAGTGCATCGTGGATTCCTGCTCCGTTTCCAGTTCTATCCACACACAACCAGTTCGCTCCGATTCTCATTTCCTTTGCGAAGCGGATGATCTCTGCGGTCTGTTCCAATGTCGCTAGTTTCGGGAACTGCATTTGTGAATCCAACTGCAAACACGTCTTGGGCTTTTTGAATTCGCGGAATTGTCCGTCCCTCGGAGTCCACCCATCGCAGAGTCCGTATCGTCCGAATGAACAGACAACTTGATCTCGACCTTCCAATGCCAAATCGAACGCTGCTAGTGGCACTACAGGCCCAATAAACCGCAAGCTACCCATTGAGTTGTCCATCATGGCAGGTGTAATAATTGCCATCGAGATGCCCTCCTGTGGGAAGAAACCTCTTGCCATTGTGTAATATTCGGCAGTGCGTCCCTTGGATTCGTATGCCATGTAGCCCTCGTACGATTGGAAGCCGGGGAACACAATCTCCTTCTCCAGCACGTTCTCGCACCTTGCTGCATCCAATCGCAATATATGCCAACCCTCCCTGCTGTCCCACTCGAAATCTTCCTCACAATCCACACTCTGCCAACCCCGCGCAGGTTCGCACCTCTTACCAAACTCACTATTTCTATCCTTCGGGTTCGATGCTCCGAAAATTTTGATGCGTCCCTTGGAATCCTTCGTATCGGCAGCAGACAGGATGTTTTGTAGACCTTCCCACACCCCAGCGGGAACTTCTTCAGCTTCGTCTAGGACAACGTGCGTCCTACTCATTTGACCCCACTTGGGATCTGGCTTTTGTCTTGGAGATGGGTGGAATCCGCGCAAAGTACCAGTTCCGCTATCGCCTTTCGGAACGGCAACTAGGTGGATCCCATTCTTGTCATCGTCATTGGCTTGAATTGACTTCACAAGATCTTCGCTACCTTCGTACTCTGGTCTAACCAATGCAGTCCTGTAGAAGTTTTTGATTGCAGCGAATACGTTTCTCTGCGCGTGTGCCTCAGTAAGCGAAACTACTTTAATACAAGTGTATTCTGGATCTCGCATCCAATCCAACAAGAACCACGCAGCGGCATTGAACGTCTTGCCCATTGCACCTGCACCTTGAACTAGCAATTTGTCATTTTCAAACAAGCACCTCCAAGTATCCGCTGCACTCTGTGGCCTCCAATCGTAAACTCCACTACCCCACAAGATTGTTGCTGCCGCTTCAAACTGATCGTGCTTCAACAGGTGCTGAACGAAGTTTAACACAGTCTGCTTAGCCACCTTTTCGTCCAGTGTAACCTGCTTTTTCTGCGAATTCGTGAGATTTGTCAGTATAAACTGAGCGGCATAGATGACTCCGTTGATATCATCTTTCTCCGCTTCCGCTCGCACCCTTGTAGCAATGTTAATTGCCTGTAAAACTGACGGGGGTTTATTCATTCACTTTCCACCCGTACATCAGATTGAACCAAGCGAACTCCTTCTCCCCAGCCTTCTTACTGCTTCTGAATACTTTGGCAAACCTATTCACAAACCACTTCTTGTACTCACTAAACTCTTCCATGCTCCAACTTTTTTTAGTGTACCAATCTTCTTGGTGGGTGAATTCTTTGTCGAACCCTTCAAATCCCACTCGCTTGAACATTTCGTCCAACGCTTCCATCATAAATGTATCTACTTTGCTCATATATTAATCCCAGTAAAGTTGTGTCCCTGTTAGTTTTCCGCTCATCATTCTCTCCAAAACTGGCTCAACGTCCCACGGGTACAATCCCTTCTCATAGCAGGTTTGCATCCCAAAGTATTCATTGAACTTGTCTGCATCTATTCCGCTATTTTTCAACGCTTTATCTAGCACATCAAACTCAATATGCTCAATTGGGTTCTCCGTAATCACAATTCCAAGCTGATCTAGCCTGTTGTATTTCATTCCTCATCCTCCTCGTCCTCATCATCTTCTTCATCCTCGTCATACATGGAGTTCTCAATCAATTCATGGATCTTGACCTGAAGAATGCCAATCATGCTGGCAAGCGGCAAATCAAACTCCGCTATGTAGGTATCGATTAGTTTATCAATTTTATTTTGTAGTTCTGTTATTTGTTCTGAGTCTTTCATGTTCCTCCTTTAGTTGGTGAATTTTACCATCCTTGTTCCAAACTCTCACGTTTCCTAGTTCTTCAAACTGGAAGTCCCACTCCTCTTTTGTAATGCGTCCGAGCATATAGTCCTCGTTTGATTTCCGCTGGGCTTCTTCTCTTGTCATGTCCAATGATCTAATGGACATCTCTCCGTGTCCATAACCAATTTGATTTCCATGTTGCATCCACAAACACCGCACTTGCCAGCACCAGCAAATGCCTTTGGGTCGTAGTGAACGCACTGGTTGCAGATTAATAATCGCTCCTCGATCTGCTCTTTGTTCCGAATTGGCATACCTGCTTTAACGAATACCGCTGCACTCTTCACGAAGCTAATCGCTTTCTGCGCTAGATTTGGCTCGTTCATTTCATTCCAAAGATACTCTTCAATGCATCCACACCAGTGCTGGTGCTATGATATGATCTTGGCTCGTCTTCACTCTCTTCTTCTCCATCGTACATCGCAACATCCCAAGTCGTATCGAACAACTTACGCAGTCCCTTTGCAGACATGGTCACATTCCCACGTCCGTTGAACGATGGGTTCTTGTTGGTGTACACCTTCCAGAGTTCTTCTTTTGTCATACGTTTATCAGTGCAATGTTGAATTCCGCTGCAAGCAGTGTTGTTGATTCATCTGTTGGATACGTCTCACGATAGACTATCCTTTTGATCCCGTAAGATGCAAGCGATTTCAGGCAGTTGTTACATGGCAGTGTTGTTGATGCCAGCAGATAGCACTCCAGTGGCTTAACATGACGCAAGGCATTCTGCTCTGCATGGACAACGTAATTCCTACGCTTATCCCTGTCAGTCCAGTCCTCCTCCATGTGCGGCGGGAATCCATTGTAACCACAGGCTGCAACAGTGTTGTCATGCCGCAACAACACAGCACCAACCTGCCTCCAAGGGTCTTTGCTCTTCTTGGCAACCACTTCAGCTATCGATAGTGCATATTCATCCCAGTTCATATTTATTTATTATTCACCGCATTATTACCGCATTATTCACCGCATATTCATTTCAATGAAGTCAAGACCTATGTACCTCACCAATATGATCTTCCAACCAGTAAACCGCCTGACCAGAATCCCTAACGTCATCAGGGAAGATGCACTCGTCTGATATGATTCCGTTTAATTGTAATGCGTTCATCACTTTAGTTGCGTTGAGCCGCTTGTATTGAATGTAATGTTCAAGTGTGTTCACTCGTCGAACCCTTTCATGCCATCGTATACAACATACAGTATAATAGCTGCTAATACGATATAGCCGATAATATATCCCATATATGACACCTTATTGGCAGGACTCACACTCTGGATCTTCGATGTGACAAGTGCGCTCGACCTTCACTCCGTCCAAGTCATCGTCATCCTTCAACACAACTGGTTCCTCAACCACGTCTAGCTTATCTGCCCGTGCGATTGCTGCTGCATTAGTGTAGCGTTTCTCTGGGTAACGCTTCGACAGCTTCTCGACGTTAGCTTCCATGCACTCGTTAATCGTTAAGCCCAACTCGTTAAGCAAACCAGTAAGGTAGAACAGGATATCTCCTGCCTCTTCCCGCACGTTGTCGAAGTCTAATTGCTTCTGGTACACTGCGTGTTTCTTGATTGCATCCAGCAACTCACCAGCTTCACCACTGACTCCAACTGCCATGTGGAGAATGGATGCCTGAAGTGGAGTAAGCTGGACAAGGATGTCATGCCCCGGCTTCACGATGGACTGAACGAATTGTTCGTATGGTGTAGTTAATTTCATTGTGTGTATATATTAAAGTATGCCAAGCCGAAACAACCTGCCTCGGCTAGGTGGACTAACTTTCCCTCACTACCTATGCTCTCGTCAAGTATCTTTTTAGTTATCATCTGCGGATGCCCATCATGTGGTTCAATGTCAACCCATTCAAAGATGCGAAGAACCTTTGCCGCTCGTAGTGCGTTGCTGATGATTAACGCAGGGTCATCAGTATGCTGCAAGCAATTGTAAATCCAGCACTCATCGAAGCCCTCTTCAACCACTTCCTCACCTCTCATCACCAGACATTCAACACCATGCTCATGGTAGCGAGCGTAAGTCCATTGTGGGTACTGGAGCGGATCCACCACCAATGCCCTGCCAAGTCCCTTTGATTTGAGCAGCATGGACGTAGGCCCACCACCTATGTCCAGCACTGACTTGCCTGACAGACTGAACCCATAGCCCACTTGGTGCAGTCCCATGAATCTCGCATAGACATAGTGTTTCTGGTCTTCGTCGAAGGTATTGCAGCAGTCTCCCCAGTACTGCGATTCAAACGTGTAGTCGCTCATTTCAGTTCCTCCTTCAGCTTGCGATAGTGTGCCACTGCTTGGGGCCATTGGTCATGCCAACCTGATGACGCTACTAGTCGATCCGCGCAATCCTTCCATCTGTCACGCTCTTGGGTTATCTTGTCTATCTCTTCTGTTGTATCGTTCATATTATTTTTGTTGTGACAAATAGTGGGTAGTATTTGTCACAGGGTTTGTTAGTGATTGGATGGGTAAGTCATTGTCATTGCATCGATTCCGTTGCCATCAGCGTACCACCCTGCTCCATTGTACACGTCTAGCACGTCTTGGAAATACTTCTCGTACCTTGGTGCAACTCGTTCAAGCGTAAAGTTCTCACCGAATGCACGGCAGTCCGCTGGCTTGATCTTGTCAATGTTGTTGATTGCATCGACGTAATCACCCATTGTCCTGCATCGATACCCAGTGACCCCGTGAAGATTGTTCTCTGCGAAGCTACCCCAGTCGCTGGTGATGGTTGGGGTTCCGCTCAATAAGTTCTCGATCTGGACTCCACCGAATGGTTCGACGTACTGGCTAGGCAGGAAAGATGCCTTAGCCTTAGACATGAGTTCCTTTCGCTTAGGAACGTCAGCATAGCCCACATACTCCACATGGGGTGGGAATGTATACCCAGCCTCGCATTGACCCGCTACAACCAGTTTCACTCCTGCTCTGCGCGTTGCGTCGATTGCGATATCTACACCCTTGCCAGAGTAGACCCTGCCCAAGTACAGGAAATAGTCTTCCTTCTTGTCGTTGAAGGTGAAGTCATCGATGTCGAAATAGTTGGGGATCACCACGGAATAGTTGTCCTGCTGGCACTGCCCAACTGCACCCATGCCGCAGAACGCATGGTAGATGGCATAGCTCTCCCAAACCTTCCATTTAGCCCAGTGACCACCAGCGTACCCTATCCCCGGCTCAACTACGATCATATCATGTTGATGTGCATCACATATCGGTCGTACTCCGCTGCCCCAAAATGGAAGAATAAAGTCGTTCTTTTTCTTTCTAAAACCTACCTCCCGAATGGCATTGGAATAGAACGTCTGGTATGCATGGTCACCAGTGTCGAACTTGAAGAATGTTTTCCTCCAGTCATGGGATCCATATGACTTGGCAAAGTCCTCGTTGGTCAGGACGCTGACGTGTTCCGTGCATTGCAGGTCACTGTCCTCATGCCCGTAGTGGATCACCTCATGGCCCCTATCGGTCATAGCTTTTGCAAACTTGACCACCTTTTGGGTATACGCACAAGCGTTAAACTCTTTGGATGTAACTGTGTGTGGTAACCCTAGTGCGTGGAATCTCATTTTTGTTGTTTTCATTATGTACTACTGCTGTTATGTGAAGTTATTGATTGTTTTCCCTATTCTTCAGCTTGTTGATCAAGGACTTCTGCTTGTTTACGTCATGCTGCAATTCGTGGATGATTTGCCTCAATTCTCTGATGTGCTGCTTTTGTTGCTGGATTATACGCATCTCTGGTGTTATCTCATGCGCTTTCATAGGTTCTCTAGGATCTCTGTTAGTTTTGCTCTCATGTTGTTGACTTGTTTCAGGCTTTGGTAGTCTTGTGCGCTCACCTCAAAGGTTGAGTATCGGTGATTGCACTTTTCGTTGTTGCAGTATCTACGTCTTGAGAATCGATTGCCTAGGTCACGGCATTCCATAACGTGTGTCGTAGAACTGCATTTGGGGCATAATTTGACCATTATGGATAAACCCTAGATATGGGGTATTTAAAAATAGTTAACACTATATGGTGATTATTATCGACAACATCAGTGATTTTGTGGTTAAAATGCATTAGCAAATCGTTCGCTAGCCCACATGATCCTCTCCAGTCGCTTCGATGTGCATTTGCTTCTCCTCTGGTTCCCTGCCTTGGATTAGCTCAATGGGTTCAGCACTTCTATCACCGATGGTGAATGTGACGTTGAGTGGCTTTGCTTGTGTCGATTCGATTTCAATCTTATCCCCGTACTGACGTGCGTTCCACTTACCTAGTAGACGGATACGAGTGTCAATTCTGACCCTCTTCTCCTGAGCATCGAGCATAGGATCATCAGCGATTCTTATGCAGTCATCAGCGATTGCGTGAGTGCCTATTTTGCGTGAGAGATGAGATTTGTTGCGAAAGTCTTCGTTTGAGCATTCCCATCTCCATACTGTTGAGTAGTTTGGCATCCCCTCTAGATTACAGATGGATGAGAGTGTTTGGCCCATTGAAAGTCGTTCACAGATTTCCTCTGCGATTTCCTCGTTATACTCTGGTGGTCTACCCATTTTCTTAGATGGTTTAAAGCTCATATGGTGATTGTGACTGCTTAGGTTTACGCTTGGGTAATCCTGATTTCGGTTCGTTGCTCTGCTTGAGTTTTGACTTTGACTTGCGAGAACGTGATGTTGACGCTTTCGGGGTTATCGTCTGGGATGAGGTGCGCGTATCGGATTTGGTCGATAAGTGGTTTGCAGCCCCCTGCAAGATTGTCAACATCGAGTGTTTTTGTGGAGTATCTTGTAATTGAGAGAGTGTATAGCGGATTGCACTTAGCAGCGCAGTCCTTGCTAGGAGCTTTTGCTTTGTGTACTTTGTCCAATGCGCGTTTAGGAGCGTGTTTAACGAGGGTGTCAAGTAGCCGTCTAGATGGAGGTTTATAGTTGTCTGCATAGTAGTAATGTCCGTCAGGTGCGAGTGTGTAGCCTTTCTCTTTGAGTTGTTCAGTTGTCCAGTTCATTTGCGGGTATAGTTTTGAGTTATTGTGTGGGATTATACCTTATCTAGCTCATTAAACCCTTTGCTCGTATTCCTGCGTTTATGATTTGGTTGTGAGCATCATCAGCAATGGTTGCAGGAAAGAAGATTTCTTTAAGATCCTTGTAGTTTGTTCTTGGGAAGATTTCATCTGTTTCGATTTCCCCATCTTTTATGCTGGTTGTTAGTTGGAATCGTTTAGGAAGCTCATAGAGTTTAGCGGACAATGGATTGGCTTCCATGTCTAGATCCCAGAATAGATCAATCATAGTGTTTGCTTGCAGTATTGATATTGTGCCATCTGGCCATTTTGCTAGGTATGTTTTCATTGATTGTTTAAAACTTTTTTAGGTTGTCTTGGTCTAGTGCATAGCCTTCTCCGTGGCCTAGATTAATTATGTTCGATGGTTTGATCAGGTCTTCCTTCCATGCCCATCCTTTGTAGTCAAGTGTTGGTGAATCCACAACGCATAAGACGTATACATCTACATCTGGATTTACTTTGAGTGTGGACAGCAAGCGAGCGTGTGTGTGCTTTGATGCCTTTATATCGTATCTGTTGCCGCTTGGCATAACGCCATCTGGAGATCCAGATCGAGGTGATAGTCCGAGGTCAGGAAATACATTCATCAGCTTTGCGAACCCGTACTCTGCCATCATGCCAATCACGTCAGCTTCTGCTCCGTCTTGGTTGCCAATCTTGGCATCCTTGACTCCATTGCTTCGAGCTATAAGCGAACGCATCCTGCCAATGAGTTGGCATATCTGCACCTCGTCAGGGTTGAGTGTAAGTTGCATGGTCTATCGTGATTGCTGAATGAATTTGAGTGCGATTGCCATTAGCTCAGGGTAGTCGCGCAGTGACTCTAGGTAGCTTTGAAACATATCATCAATAGCCTGTTCAGCGAACGGGTCTGGAATGATCTCAGCCTTGACCTGTACGTCCTCCAATTCCTTGTTGGATGCTCTTAGTGCAAATATCGCAGCGGAGCAGAATACTGCCAGTTGTGCGGCAATAGAGCGGTAGTCCTTGTCGCAGTCCTTGAGTCGTTCTATCTCAGCTGTATATAGTGGGTCATTCATTTTGCTTCCTCCAATGCGGATCTGGCAATCAGGCCCATGTTTTCTCTGTCCGCGTAAATGTCTGTCCCGTCGATGAATAAATCCTCAATCTTCATTAACGCAGCCCTAGCCTCGTCGCGTTCTTGACAGAATCGTTCTGCCCTGCACTCTGCCTGTGCAATTTGAGATAAAGCCTCGTCACGTTCTTGCTCCAGCCTAGCCAACTCGCTAGTGGAGTGCAACTCCAGTGCAGTTAGCCTGTCAGCCAGTTGCTTTGCGTCCAAGTAGTCTGTTATAATTTCGTTCATATATTTATAAAAGGGGTGTGAGGTTTTATGTAGTTACCTCACAGGGTCAAATGATAACCAGCCCACATGGTGGCCGCTACAATCCCTTAAAATTGTGGCTGTGGTTTTTGGGGTCACAGCCAACCCCCTTTGCCCCTGCTGATCGGGAGTTCCCAACCTAGCGAGGAAATCCTGTAACCTGCGGGACTGACCTATGCAGGTTAGCAAGGAAAGCATTAGTTTTTAATTATTCTAATTTCACTTTCTTTAAGAACATTTTTCAATGACATAGCCAACTCATGTCCCATCGTTTCACAAGTGTCTTTGTTGAGCAAGCGTGAAACTGTATGTGCTAGAATAAGAATTGCTGCTGCTGTGTCATTAATATCCATTTCTTCCTTTATATCTTTAAAGGCATCAATGTACCATTCGTTCATAAGTTAAAACGGGATTTCTGAATCATCATCCTTGGCCCGTGCTGGAGCAGGTTTGGCCTTTGCAGGGGTTTTACCAGCATCCTGATCCTTTGGCTTCACTGACAAGCTGAAGAACTTCTTGCCGTCCTTTTTGGATTCCTTGAGCCAACCATTGAGCCAGTAGTCTTTTCCCTCGATGTTGATGGATCCATTGTAGTCTGGGTGGGTGTCTAGTTCTTTGCGGTCGTTCTTGAAGAGTGATCCGCGATTTGTGTTATCGTATTGGTCTGCCATATTATTGTTATAGTTAGTTTATATTATTGCATCGTTTTTGTGGTGTGATGCCACCAAGTCTGCATTTGTTTGCAGAAAGTGTAATGTTATGTGCTTTAGTTAGGGCCAAGAAACTGGGAACACGTTTTTTGTGTGAGTCTTTTCTTCGTCACCAAGAGCGATCATTGTGGTGTACTTGGGTTGTCTATTGTAGATGAAATCCTCTAATCTTCCTCCATCTTCCTCGCTTAGTACCTCATTCTCGTCTGATGAGAGAAAATGAATCCCATGAATTTCTGGACATGATAAAAGAGATTCCTTCACATTTTTGATGTAGATCTCACCAAAAGTGTCGGTTGTTAGTTCTGTTGCATTAGGAACCATGCAGGTTACCTCAATGGTAATCTTTAGGCTTTTCATTTGTTTCTCCAATCATCTTCCAAATCGACTCCGTATTTCTTCTTTGAAATGTAGTTTGTAACTTGGCACATGATCTCAGCGAAGATGTAGATGAGCATGACAAGAGTAACGCTGCCCATGAATAGTTGAATGCTTGTCATACTAGTCGCTCCAGCAATCGTAGCTACCCTCGTAGACATACCCATTTTCGTCCTTCGTTTCATGGAACGTGAACGATTGGCCAAACATATCGTGAGATCCGCAAATGGACTCGATGATTTCTTTGGATAGATAGGACTTCGACGTGATACGGAATGTTCCCCAGTCCCGTGTGCCTCGGTCGTTGCGAGACTTGTCTGCCTCGACTGTGATTACGTTTAGTTGTTTCATTTGATATGGTGTATTTATTTAGCTAACGGCACTACATCTAGGGTTAAAATTCAAACTCGTCAACAGAATTTTCTTCGATGTGTGCAAAATATTTATTGTAGATTTCTTTTGTTTTTTCGTATTTTTCCTGAGCGTCCGCAAACCTAGCAATCATGCGGCTCTGCCAGATTGCTGTTGCAGTGTCTAGCAAAATGCAAGCCTCGTCGAAGTGGTGATCAATGTTCATCAATTTGTTCAAATCTGGAAATTTCTCCGCGCATTTTTACAGGAACAAAAACGTCACGCTGACCACGTCGATTCTTGCCGATATGTATGCGCGAAGTTGGTTGGGTTTCAACTTTCTTCTTGAATGATGAAGTGTCCTTCTTCTTCTCGTCAGGATGAGAGATGAGAACCAAGAAATCAGTATGATGCGCGATTGCTCTGGATTCCCGTACTGCACCTTCATCGTTGAGTTGTGATGCGGTGATTACTGCGGAGTTTGTTTTCAAGCCCGTCAACTTGAGTCTGCGTGATAGCTCACTCACTGCCTGTTCGCGGTTATCAGCGGATGGCATCGTCACGATTTGTAGGTAGTCCACAACGATCAGATCGGCCTTGCCAAGTGAAGCAAGACGTGATGCCTCTGCTGCTATTTCACCAACCTCTGAGAGATCATCTCGGATCGTCAGCTTCATCTGCATGAGTTGCGTGATTGCACTGGAGATATCCTTTGCAGATGCAACACCTCTCCACTCTGTGACTCCCTCCATCTCACGCAATGGCAGAATTGTCTTACCCAGAAGATTGGAAGCTATACGTTGTAGAATAGCCTTAGCTGGCATCTCTAGGGAAAATATAGTTACTGATTTACCATTGAGTAGTGCCTGTAGTGCGGCTTGGTAAAGCAGGATGGATTTACCTCCGCTGGTTTGCGCTCCCACAACTAGCATTTCACCTCTGCGAACACCTCCACCAAGAAACTTGTCCAGCTTGGGAATTCCAGTGGGGAAATTCTCTAGTGGGGTCTTGTCCTCCAGATCGTCCATAAAATCGCTCAGATGGGCCTTCACGTCCTTGCACTGGTGTTCTGGTACGATTGCATTGGCAAAGGACTCTGCGAGGCTAGAAAGGTCTGCCTTCATTGCGCAAACGTCATCATGGTTATCCTCCCACGTTTTGATGGCATCCCTGTAGCCTTTTGCTTTGATGAGTTGTGCGCGGTAGTCTGCTGCGGTTTCTAAGCACATAGCACCGGGTGACAGGAAGATTGTCTGGAGGATATCCATCACTCCATCTTTCCCACCACAAGCATTCAGCTTGCCAGTTGTCTCTAGGTCAGACAATGCCCCTAGTGCGTTTGTGGATCCTGTCCGCTGGTAGACTCTCTCTAGTGCGGTGAAGATCAGTTTGTGTTGCGATAACGCAAACAGATCAGCATTCCACGATAAGTGTGGTAGAACGTCTGGGTCAATTGCGATTAGTGATAGTGCCGCTTTTTCTGCTGTTTGTGCGATTGGTATGTTTTTCATGTTAGTATCCCCTGTTGTTTGTCGCTTGTGCCTTTTGTACCCATTCAGCTTTGAATCCTTGCCATCCTCTGGTCACGCATTCAGTGATTGCCTCATCGAGAGTCCATCCAGCTTCTTCAGCTTCACGTTCAATTCCGTTAAGTGCAGTTTGGGTTAGTGGTGATTTCTTGGCTTTTCTGATTTTAAGAAAATCATTCCAGACCTGTTCAGGAACTGAATCTGGTCTATTTATATTATTAGTAGTAGAAGAAGAAGATGAAGAAGAAGACTGTAGTGTTGCCTTTTGGTTGATACCATTTGGCAAGCAATCTTCAACCACCCTTGCAAGTGTGGTTGAACCACCCTTGAGCATTTTACGCATTTCGGCAGACTTCTTGCCACCTTCGGCACTCTTTCTTGCCCATTCATTCTGTTTTAAGATTTCCTGCTCCAACCTCTCATGCACCATGCATGAAGTGTCGTTGGGGTGTGGTTTGAACATGGTTGCAACGGTGGTTGCAAGGGTGGTTGAAGCACCCTTGCCAATCAATCGTGCTATTTGATCTGGATTCGATGGGATACTTCCGTGCTGCCAACAATAGCAAAGCAAGCGGATATAAGCCCCCTCTTCTTCAAGACTCATCAACGCTACACGTTGAGATCCCAAATAATCAGCTGGGTAGAACTGAAATGCTGGTCGTTTAATTTTCATAGTATAAAAAAAGACCCACCTCAAGTGATACTCCCACAAGGAATCTTATGGGCATGAGGTAGGTCAAATTGGTTGGTTTTTAACGATGGTATCAAACATCGCGCTTCGTCTGAAGCTAACTCAAAATATCTAGTTTTTGGATTTCGTCAAATTGTTTTTTACAGACCAATCCCAGATTTCCAAAAGTTCCTGTGCTTTGCGGTCAACAAAGTCTTCAGATAAGCTATGTGATTTTAGTTCAATCCATGTACCATCTGGCAACTCACCAGTGCATTTAACTTCGTAACCAATGCTCGGGTATCCATATTTTCGATGGTCGTAAATATAAACCTCGACCTGTTTCTTTTTTCCTTCATTGCAACGACACTCCTCATGTCCCGCGAAGGTTTGGTAGAATGCAATGTCGGACTGATTGAGGAAGTCTTTGAATTGCTTCCATCCATTGCCAGTGAGTTTGTCAAAGTTAAGCTCGTTCATAGTTTTACTTTCTTGGGTTTATCTTCAACTAGCTTCACAATCTCCTCACCAACATCTGGCTGGATCTGGGATAGATCGTATCCTACCGAATCGCAGTACTTCTGCAATTTTGTAGCAGAGATGCTACCTCCGAATAGCTTAATGCTGTCGGAAAGTGACATTTCGGTGCAGGTTCCGATATGCTCGATGACCTCTTCAGGATATGTCTCCCGTCCCTTTTGACGTTGCAGTTTCCAGCCGTAGACTTTCTCTCCTGATTGCAACTTTTCCTTGAGCAGATCCTTTGCCCAATCGACTAGGTAGTTGTTGAAAATATGGCTCTGTTTTATAAACATGGATAACCGCTCGATATCACCCGCGAGATGCGCCTGCATTTGCGCTAGGTTGGCCTGTAGATCGTTTTCCACAACCGCTAGTGTGTTAGCAATAGGGACTGCAATTTGGCCGCACGTTGCTGCCTTGTTGCACCAGCGGCAATAATCGCAAGCTGTCGGTACTTTGTCTGGATCGTTGTATGCTGCGAGAACACCCTCAACAACCTGCTTGGCTTCTTCGATTGTCCAAGAGTGCGTGACTACACGCTCCTGATCACAGAACAGCAAGTGCGTAGTCCATTCGCGAATGGCATATTCACCCGTCTCAAAGTCATAACTCGCTGCCATGTTTCCGTAGGCATAGGCACATTGCTGCTCAAGATACGAACGTAGGATTCCTGACTTCAAGTCTAGGCTTGTATGGAGTGCTGGGATGCGGCAATCCTCGGTTCCTGTGTGATCGATGCCGGGGGTTTTAACCTTCAAGCTATTCTCGTCGGTTACCACCTCGTGATCACCAGCGATTGTCTTGGTCATCTCAATAGCCCACATGACCGCATCAGCATCCTTGGACTTTAGTGCGAGGAAGGGCTTATTATTGCCCATGAACATTTCCCTGAATGCCTCGTCCATGTGAGTCCCGCGAGATGCGGCATAAGATTGTCCCTCCTTGGACTCGAAACACGCACACTCAGCCAGCTTGGGTAGTAGTGAATGACGGATCATTTCGATGCCTCCCACTTAGCAACTGCTGCCAAGAACTTCTCTGGAGATACGAGCAAGTTGTCACGATACTTGCCAACGGGAAGATCGTGCCACAACTGACCAACTTTGATCTCACCTTTCGAGAGTAAGTATCCAGTAGCCGATTCAGCTTTGGTTCCAATCACGGACTCAACCTTTGCAAACCAGTTTGGATCCTCTTTGGGTGTTACAGGTGCTATGATTTTTGTCACTGATGTCCTAGCTTGCGGAACAACGCGAGATGCTGCCTGACCATCGTCATCTTCAGGTGCAATGCCACACGCTGCCATAAGCGAGTAACGTCTTGCATACGTCAATGCAGACCCGTATCCCATTGCGTCATTCTTGCTGGCTGGAACGTGCAGCTTACCCGCTGAGAATGTCTCACCAGATTCGTGGATGAATAGAGTTTCGACAATAACACCAGATTCACATTCGTGTGTCTGCTGGATCAATGCGATTCCGTTATCGTTAAGACCCGTGATGACTGCTTCGACGCAAGCAGACAGATCTGCGTACCGCGAGCGGAAGTGAGGGTTGGTTGATGTTTTGAGTGCTGGGCCGAATGCCTTCTGAGCTTTGACTAGTGCTGATGCTATGTTTTTCATTTGTTTTACTGGTTTGTTGTTTGTTTACTGGTTGATAAAATCTTCCCACTGCTCGCAAGTGCGCTCGTCTTTCCTGCGCTTCTCGCAATACTTTTTGAAACGATGGAGGATGTTTTCCTGCCCAAGCCTGTAGCAAGCGAAGCAGGATGCGAATGAAAGGATGAAGTAGGAAACTGCGATTGATGTGGTCATTTGTTTTGGGTGAGTACTAAGGTTAATCCGATTAGTCCGACAACGGGTGCGATTACCATGAACGCATCCAGACAATGCTGGAGCGTCACAAGCAAAGGAGTTGAAGCGAATGTTTCGATGATGTTCATAAGAGTTGTAGAATTATCCAATCTGCTTGGGAATGTCAACAAGGTTTTTTGGGAAAGATTCCTGCCGTCCTTTTCATTTTGTTTGTTGGGTTGTGGAGCGGGGGTGGAACCCGCTCCGTTTGGGTTTTAGTTATTTAAAATTTCGCGTCCTGCATCTATTGCTGCATCTGCTGATCGTGTCCTGCCTTGCAATCCGCTTTCTTTTGGGAAACTCCAAGAGATGGTATTTGCTCCGTTGCCTTCTTTGTTTTCTTGTGCTGCAAATATGCAAAATTCTTTTCCGTATTTAGAAATTGCTAGGATGGTTTTTTTGCTAAGAGTTGTCATTTGATTGATTTGGTTTTTGGTTTCGTTGCTGACGTTGTGTCATCAACTACAAACAAGATACCAAGCCGCTTGGGTTATGCAATAGTTATTTTCACTTTTTTTTCAGTAGGATAAAAATAATTACTTAATTCTGTTGACACCCGCAGATGCCGATAGAATCAAGCTGTGCAGACTTCCATCTTTCTAGGTCTTCCACCTTTCGCACCATTGGCTCGTGCTGCCTCAACTTTTTTATCGGAAGAAACGCATCCACCTTTGCGTCCAATCTCTGACAAAAACTGCCGCACTACATCAGGAATCGTGGTCTTCATTTTTGTCTCTTTCCTTGGAAACTCGCTTGAATGAATCCCAGTCGATATCATCGTAGTTGTCCTGATATTTTCGCTCCCAAGTTTTGGTGCGAGGCTTATCTCCCTTGCCGTTTCGATGCCACTCATTGTTATCAATCTTTCCGTGACTCATCTTCTTGCTCCTTTGTTTGGAATACCCCGTCACGCACGAAAATATGCTCCATCAATTTTGCTGCTAGGACGAACTTGAAACTCGTCTCTTGGAGCGTCCTCATGATGTCATGGTAAACGTCATGCTGAGTGATTTTGGTTAGGTCGATTTGAGAAAGGACTGCATCAATTGCTTGCTGCGTCTCTTCCTCACCTGCTTGTTTTGGTGTTGTATCCATAATATTTATTGGTTGAATGTTTGCTTCTCACGCTCGATGAGCATTGCGTCTGCGTCCACGAATGACAACTCTGCCACTATCTCAGGCAATTCACCAGAGAATTCTTCGCTTGCCCTGTAGCCCCGCAGGGATGCCGCTGCAAAGTAATCTCGGATTCCCATGCCAGAGTTTGGCTTGACTGCGGATGTCTTTGCATCACCACCGAAATGAGGCACGGGGAATGCAGGGTGGTTATTTCGCTTAGTAGCCATGTAATTTAGCGAGGAACTCGCGTTGAATTTTCCTGCGTTCTGGAGTTCGCGTCCAGAAGAACGCACAGGCTTGATCGACTACAATGGAAAGTCTGCGAATCCACGGATCATCGTGATCCTCGACTCCGCACTGGTTACGTCCAATCCCTTTGACGGGTTTTGTATTTTTCATATTTATTTATAAGTGAAAGGCTATTTTTTAGCCTTAGCTTTCTTTTGTACGGCATAGGCAATAGCAAGTGCTTGCTTCTGCGGCTTGCCGTGTTTCATTTCAGTTTTTAGATTGCGTTCAAAGCAATTCTGTGAGGCACATTTTCGTAGTGGCATAGGTTATTCTTCTTCGATTCCAAGTGCTGTTTGGAGCGCATCATAGTCTCCATTCCCAGCATCAAGCGCAGCATTTTTTATGTCTTCTGGAGCATCTTCAGCAACCATCAGAACCATATTGTCTGGGAGTTGGTATTCTTCAAATCCAATTTTTTTGTAGTCATTTATATCAGACGTGTTTTTATCAGCATCTTTTACAAGTATAGAGTAATTCTCGCTCATTATTTATTTATTTTTCTTTTTTGAAGCTAATACCTTTTGAGTATCTTCGTCAACACGCAAAATAAATCCAGCATTTTTTCGCATTGCTCCAGCAACAGTTTCAGCGGAGCCATCGACCACTGTTTCACCAGCATGAGTTTCTCTGTATTTCTTGAATATTTGCTCTGGTTTTACTGGGTTTTTAACCAAGAAATTGTTTCCTTTTTCTGGCCCAAGCATTACCCAATCGTATGCCTCATGCTCGACAAAATCAGGATTAGCCCTCATTTCGTCTCTTGCTTTACGTTCCGCAGTAGACATTGCCGCTTCTTCTTTTGGATCCTTTCCAAAATACAAAGCAAAAATATCTGGATTTTGAGAAAGTTCAACCGCAGTTACAATATCAAGGTTTTCACCCTCCCTAAAATCTGACGATTCACGCATAACAAGACTTGGATCAAATTTGCCAAACTTAAATGACAATATACTTCCAATTGCTGAACCCCTGTCAGAGAATGTATTCCCAATATTATCAGAAATATACAATGATTTGTTATTTTTTAATAATTCATTGTATTCTTTTATATTAACATATTTTTCTAATTTTTTATTTGCTTTTTCAATGCTGTTTTCTGCCCAGTTTCCAGTTTTAACATTACTAATTGCCTTTTTAATACTAGAAACTGCTTTAAATATTTCACCATAAAATCCTTTTGGAGTAATATCTTCTCTTTCTTTTGTAATTTTATTTATTTTTTCATTTATTATTCTAATCTTTTCTGGATCTTTTTTAGCAGAAGACATTTGACGTTTTAAAGCGGTTATAGCAGAACTCATTGCTGATTTCTCTCCTGCAATAATTCCTGCTTGCATGGATAATGAAATGATTTCCTTTTCCCTTTGGCTCAATTTTGATTTTCGCATCATCCTATCAAGAGTCCTTGCGGTTCGCTTGTTTGATTTATGAGCAATTGGATCCATCAAGTGAACCAAAGCGTATTTCGCTCCATGAGATGCCAACCTATTTTTAGCCCCAGATACAAAGGTGGATGTCATATTTGCCCAGACTGCCTTGTATTTCTTGCCATCTGGCCCAGTAATTGTGACTTGGTTTGATTTAAGGAATGGATGCAATGGGCCACCCATATCTCCACCAGTAGCCCTTTGACGATCCGCTTCAAGAAGGATAACTGGTTGTCCTTTTAGTTCTTTTATTAAGTCTTTGAACTTTGGAACTTCAAGGTATTCAGGATCGTAAGAGAATGACATTTTTCTTCCACCACCAATATCAATTTCAACATTCGTTGCTTTATCCCATTTAAATCCTTTTGCTGGAGTAACTCCTTTTATGATTGTTGTTTCAAAGTCTGGAAGTGGTTCAGTTTTTCCAATTGGACGTGCTGGCATGAACTGCAAGCCAGTTGCTCTAGGCAACTCACCCTGAACTGGCTTATCGTTCTTATCGAGGATAGTGATTAGGTTCTCGTCGAAAATAACGTAGTTGTTAGTTGGTGATGTCTCCGCACTTTTAATTTGTTTTTCAAGAGCAGCGAGTTCTTGTTCGCTTGCAGTTAGCCAGTCTTTAAATTGCTTTCGCATTTCCCAATCTTTTGGGTTGTTTTCAAGTGTTTTTCGTAATTGCGCCCCTTCTTTAAGAAGTTCGTCTCGTCGATTGATGTCAGAGGCACTTGTTCTGCTCATGCCATCAAGATAACGAATGCCGGGGATGCCAATAGAATTTAAATATTCTGAAGCTTGCTTTTCTCCACCATACTCATCAACCAAATTTTTATACAAATCTTGTCCATTCCATTCTCTATTTAAATCTCCAAGAAGTTTAGATTCACTTAAAACATTTTCGCGGATTTTTTCACTCTGTTTATTTAAAGGCTTATCCCAATCCAGCAAGTCTTCGTCTTTTACGTCGAGATCGACTTTGTAGAGGTTGCCCCCTTTACCTTCGCTTTTTGCCCGTGACGATACTTCGTTCCAAAGATTTGACCTCTGAGAACCGTCTGGATATGGATTTTGTGCATTAGGTTGTCTTAACCATCTTTCAATAAGTCCTTGGGAATTAATTACTCCGTCTAAATATCCCGGATATTTTGGGCCAAATGTTACATATAATGTTTCTGGTGCTACTTTTCTTCCATCAAGGGTTGCTTTATATTCAGATAAATTTTCTTTATATTTTTCCCCTACACTTCTTGCCTGTCCAAAGTAAAGCCCCCAGCCATAAGCCTGCGCTCCTTCACCAGTGCCAATGTTTTTCAACTTGAACTTATCCACTTCATGCGGAGTTCCGTGCCAAGCTGGAAGGAAGTTGATCAACCCTGCGGAGGATACCAATGCATTTGAGAATGGCTTGATAACTGCGTCTGGAGCAGGTTTTGCGCTGGTGATTATGTCAGAAGATTGTATGCCTTTTTCTGAGATATCAGGTTTCAACTCCATATCAGGCAACATAGCTTTGCCCCTCACAGGAGGCTCAATTTCACCCAGTGAGAGTGCCTTCGCTCCAACAGCCTTGGTTGGTGCGGAAATTCCTTGTAGGGGGCGTATACGCGCAGAGATCGGCTCGTATTCGGTGGGTTGCTCCGCTGGCATGAATTGCAACTGACCCCCACGGACTTTACCTGCCATTTCGGGAGTTATGTCTACTCTCCAGATGGGTACAGTATTTCCTACAACCTTACCAGTTGCTTCAAGTTCAGCTAATTCTTGAGGAGTCGCATCAGACAAGTCTCCCATGTCTAAATCATCTTCAGTAATCTCTTGTCCAATTTCACTTTTCTCAACCTTTCCCCCCATCTTACCAACATACTTGCCAATCTCTTTAGGCAGGATTTGATCGTAAAATCCCTTCATCCCTTCACCACCCACTGTGAGGTCATCATTAGTTGCAGTTCCAGAGTTTTCAGCAAGGATCTTCGATGCCACTTCTTTTCCTAGCACCTCGCTCAATTGCTTACCATTGGCATCATCAGTATCAGAATCGTAAACGGATCCATCATCGTTGATTTTACCTGCTAGTACTGTGTTTCCGTTTTTGATAGCAGCAAACGCTTTTTGATAACCCTTGGGAGTATTCCAAGTGATTTCATCGACTGCCTGACGCATTGCTTCCTCGTATCGCTTTACCTGCTCGATGCCAGTAGTCCAGCCAATCCATTTCTTGTCTGAATCCACGGCATCGCGCAATGCGCGTTTAAAGAGTTGGATAGACCAGTCTTTGCGGAATGGTGCGTCTGGGATTAAAGATTTATCATTACTTGCATTAATTTTATCAGCAAGTTCATACCATCTGGATTTTTCTACTTCAGATAAATTTGAAACTCCACCAAGTTGTTTTGCTTTTTCTGTTAAAGCACTTGATTCATTTATTTCTTCTTGAGATGCAGCGTACCCCTTCTCCCTACCTGCTTGATGCCTGTCAGACTGCAACTCCTCAATAAAATCCCCCTTGTTACCCTGAGCGTCAGTGCGCTCGTTGAGACGCATATGCGCTACATAGTTGGGTGTTTCGGGGAAATGGGAGGAGGTGTATGTGGGTATAGTCGGATCTATTTCATTTTCGTATTGATCAAATAAGCGGTTTTTTTGATTTTCATTTAAATCATCAAATGACCCAAGATTCATTTCTTCAAACCATTGTTTGAATGGAGGTTTGTTTTGCTTAACAGGCATCGTCATCACCACCTCGCGGTAGTTTGTGCCACCGGGGAGTTGTAACCCTGCAAATCTTGGAGGATTAGCCAAGCCTTGTCCTTGTAAATCCAGCTTCTCTGCCCGTGTATTCAAAAACTCGTTTTCTCTGAAATACTTTTCTGCGGTCTTTTTGTCACCACGTCTTTGAGCTTGTTGAGCCAACTTCATCACTCTCTCTGCTTCACTGTATAGAGTGTCAGTAGTGCTTTGATCCCTGATATTCATCAATTTGATCAACTCATCGTACTTATCCTCTCCGAATGATGGGTCATCAATTGGATGATCTTTGAGGTTTCTGTATTCAGCCTCAAGTTGATTTAACCTATTCTGATCAAATGCTTCCTTGCCACCAAGCGTCACCTCTTCAAATTTAATAGCACCCTCGTTGCGAAGGTAATCCATGACCTTGTCTTTTGGAACCTTGCCTTGGTTCTCCGCTGCGAGACGATCAATCTCACCTAGCACTCCAGACCATTTTAGTTCCTCGGCCTTTGCGTTCTGTGGGTTGTTGACGATTGCCTTGAGTTGATCTGGTGACGCAAATTTACCCTGAACCTTTTCGTCGATGGTCTTTTGAAGTCCAGAGTACATTCCACGCTCGGAGGTTGGGTATCGTTCCGTTTCTGCCTCAATCGGATCTTCTGGCATGAAGTTGAGTTTTGCTTTCTCATAATCAATTGGAAGTTTAGGAAGATCGTCTGCATCTAACAATTCTGCCATGTGATCGATTCGCATGGACATAATTGTTCGATCAAGATTCTTGTTTTTAGGATCACCTTTTCTTTTCGGAATAGTTGTCCTATCTAAATTCAATGCTTGGGTTTCATTGGTAAACAAATTCAAAAAGTCATTAAGAATAGATTTCTTAACTTCTGCTGCTTGAACATCTGCATCCAATTGATTTGTTCCTATAGGTTGCCCTTGCTTGTCATAACCACTTCCTTCAATTCCCTTTGTCCAGTTGTCTAAATACTTTTTAGAAAAATCAGACCAAAATGCTTCCTTGCTACCACCCCAAGGATTCAACCTGTTTGGCATACGATCACTCCACAGGTTTAATTTCTCAATCATTCTACCAGCGGAAATTGTTGTCACCAAGAAGTTGCCATCTTTTGACAAGTGAAGTCCAATTGGCACTACATCATAGATTTTAGGAGAGAATGCCTTGTAGTTGCCTTTATCGTCCATTACTGCGGCATAATCGACATAGAAGCGTGTTCCATCTTTCTTAACAATAGCTTCGTTGAGATCCAATAGGTATTTTTTGATCTTTAGAGGAACAATACCTTCAGGCAAATCTTGAATAGCCTTAATCTGCATTGGAGTGAATGATCCTCGATATGTTTGAGAACCTTCAGAAACCGCTTCAAATCGACCCGGTGTGCCGTAATCTGGGGTATCAATTGCCTGTTTGAACAACGATGCCCTATCTTGTTGTAGTTTTTTAAGGTCTTTAGGATTTAATAACTTTGGAGTTACACCATCAACCTCCGTGGCAACTTGCTTGGCAATTGACAATGTTCCACCCTCTGGAACTTGCAACTGACGCAATTGAACTGGGATTTGACCATATCCACTCAACCTTTCCTCACCATCTTTGCTAATCCTCCACGATCCCTCATAGACAGACGGGTCATTAACGTCAACTGCCGCACCTACTGGATTGCCATCAGCATCGAATACCTGTGCAACAACCTTTGTTGCAAACAGACCAGAATCCATTCCGTAGCGTTCTGCTGCTATCTTGCTTTTCTTGATTTCTGCCTTTGAGATTGGTGCTGCTTGCGGCATCGATGCCATCGTAGAAAAGTCACCATTCATGCTTTGGATTAATCGCACTGCATTCCTAGCAGCAGATTGTGCCTCTGGTGGTAGCTTTGCATTGGTCAACTCTGAAACAACATCTGAGGATGCACCAAGACCAAGAACCTTGGTCACGGCATTCTTCAACAGATTGTTTTTCATCTTCAATCGAGCGACATCGAGCAAATGAAGTTGCTTGGAATCTAGGTTCTTTCCAAGGTTTCTCGATAGGGTATTAGAGAATAACTCAGCAAGAATCTCTTCTTGCATATACGATCCAACATCCTTGGCATTTAGTGAGTTTGTGTTGTAGTCCCAAACACCAAGATTTTTAGCAATCTCTGCAACCTGATCCTTTGGTCTGTTTTTAAGGTAGTCCTTAACGAACATCTCATTGAGTTGCTTTTCAGAATACAACCCGTTTGATATCTCTTTTACAGCACCAGAAGCGTCTTTGATTTCGTTTGTGAAAAGAACCTTTCGAGCGTCACCCATTGCATTCTGAATCTCTGGAATACGAGCGAAGTGGTGACCTGTTTCGTGATTGAGTGCCTCTGTTGGAGTCTCTCCAAAGATCATCATGCGATTCTGTAGAGCATCAGAATTTACTACAATGGATGGTTTAGATGTATCGAAAACTAGACCTTTGGCTGCATCAGAAACCTCCATGCCGGGTCGATACTCATTACCGCCCGTTCCAGAGTAGAAACCTTGCTGAGTTGCACTCATCATCAAATCCTCGTCAGAAACATCCCTGTACTCAGGCTTCTTCCTAAAATGATCAAAGATTTGCTGTGTAGATAGGATGTGGAATCCAACATTATTCTGTCCAGCCTTCAAACTTCCATTAATCAGCATATTGTTTCTAGCTAATTGCTGTAGGAAGTTCTTACCAAATTCATTCCTTGTCTGGACATTTGCTGTTTTCAACAAAGACAATGACTTTTGTTCAGCGGACAAAACCTTTTCCGCTTTCTTGATTTTATCTGGACTTGCCCCTTCCGATTGAAGACCCTGTAAATCACTCTGCGCTTGACCAATCTTGTTCTCTTGACGTTGCAAGACATTAGTCCAGTCAGTTAATCTATCGATTTCACCCTGTGTTTCTGGACTAGAATCACGATACGCTTTCAATGCGTCCATACTGGCCTGTCTAGACTTTCTAGCAGCAATGACTGGATCTTCTCCAAGGAACTTATGGAACCCTTGCTGCATTGCACGTCCACCAAGACTAAATACAAGACCTGATCCAATCATGCCCTTTAACTCTTCCTCGTCTGAGGAGTCGATCATTCCCATTGAAAGTCCAAGGATCGTTGGTTCAATGCCCATTTTGGCATACTCACCAATGTTGGAAATCAAATCATCACTGGCAAACCTCAAGATGTTTTTAGTGGTATCGCTTACCTTGCCAATACCCTCGTAATCGACAACCTCTCCTCCACCTTCTTTGATTCCCTTGGCTTTATCCTTTGCATCATCGAGCAACTTTTTAGTGTCGATGTATTCTTCCGTACCCTCTGAAAGCGTTTTTAGTTTTGCAGTAAGATTCTTAACTTCATCCTGCTGTTTTGCTATGCTTTCAAGAGTTGCTAATGGCCCCATCTCACCACCAGCAGAAATGCGTCTTGCAGCACTAATTTCTTTTATAACTTTGGGAGCTTGCAACAATGTTTTAGCACCAAATTTAGCTCCCTTTAATCCCAACTTAGTAGTAATTCCACCAACAACAAGTGATTGCAATGGATTCTCTGGATTAATTTCATATCCCAATGCGGCCCCAGCTACATACGGAGTGTACCTTGCGATTGTCTGGAATTTTGGACTTCTTTCAAGATATTCACCAGTTGCTTCAATTCCTTTTGCTGTTGCTCCAGCCGCACGTTCAACTAGACCTGCTGTTTTTTTAGATTCTAGTTCCTTGAGTTGTTTTTCTTTTAAAACACTTTGAGCTTTAGATTCAAGAACATTGATTTCATCGTCTGTATAACGTAATTTTTTGAGTTTAAGTCTAGCTATTGGAGTTAGTTTTTTTGCTGCATTAACAACATTTAAGGCATAACCAAATGTATCAAGGCCAAATCCTCCGGGGATAGCTACGTCACCGAATGCTTGCAATTCTGGATCTGTTTCTGGAATTGATTTCTTAGTCTCTTCAATCGAATCAAGAACATTGGCCTCAATGGTAGCTTTTCGTTTTGACTCAGCTTCCTCCTTGGTCAACTTAGGATCCACTATCATCATCTCTTCCACAGATGGAGTTGATAAACTCGCAAAATAAGAAAGAGTTGGAAGATACATTCCCATCAATTTCCTTTCAGGAGAATAGATCGGTTTATAAATGTCCATTGCCCTAGCAAATGCACGGGGTTCTTCATATGCCATCTTTGCTTTTACTGAATCAAGAAGTTCCCTTGTTTTCCACCTTTCATATGCTTGTTCTTTAGTAAGAAGTCCAAATCGCTCACTTATTGAGTCCCAAGTTTGAAATCCACCAGTAGCTAATTTTGTTCCCAAGAATGCAAGACTTGGTGGCAAGTCAGCAAGTGGTGCTAGTGTTTCAAATGGAACCTGCTTTGCTTCCATTCTTTTTTGCTCATACTTTTGATCAAGTGCTTGTATCTGTTCTTCAGTAAGACCCTCTTTTATCTTCTCAAGATATTTAGCGTCTGTGTATGCATTAGGATTAGGTTGCTCACCTCCTTTTAGTGGGGTGTTAGCAATTTCCCATGCGCGTTTTCTCCATGCTTGAACTTCTTGCTGTTTTTCTGGAGATAGCAATTGTTCAGCTTCTAACCCTTTTGCGTAATCAGATGTTTGACCAAGCAAAAATGGAACACCTTGTTTTACTGCTTTTGCTCCACCAACTAAAACGTCACCAACAATTTCACTTGCCATTACTGGAACATCTCGACCAAGAAAAGTAACTGATGCTTTTGTTAAATTATAAAAATCTTCTTTAGTTTCTGGAATCTTATATGGAGTTGCTTCTCTTTGATAATCAAATATTTTTTGATTTATAATATCATCAAAAATAACATCTGGACGTTGTTTTTTAATTTCACTTAAATCTTTTCCACTTAAAGTATTTAAGAAATTAACCTCATCCTTGCCCCATTTTTCATCAGGAATATCTTTCACCATTGCCAAAAATTGATTGCTAGGAAGCGAGTAATCAACTTCAGGTTCTTTAGGTGGCGTTGGTTCAGGAAGTCGTGATGGACTTGGTTTTGGCAACTCTGCCACTGGTTGACTTATAGGAGATGGTGTAGGGGAAGGTTGGGGAGTAGCAACTGGTGCTGGAGTAACGGCAACAACGGGTTGAGGTGTTACAGACGGAACTGGAGCGGGTGGAACGGATTCAATAGGGGTTGGAGTAACAGATGGAACTGGTGCAGGTGTGACGGATGGAACTGGTGCAGGAGTTTCTGGTAGTGCTTCTGGCTTTTCTCCTAAAGCAGCATCAATTTCATCTAGTATCGCTTGAGTTGGATTCTTTGGTTCTTGCGCTTTGTCTGTTTGCGCTAGAGCATCATCAATTGTTTTTAACAATTCATTGTAATCACTCATTAGTATTTATTTCCCTGCGTTGTTAGCTTCTACTATTTTTTTCCGTAATTGCATTAAATCTTGTTTTGCCTTAGCTTTTTCTGGACTACCCTCTGGAAGACCTGCTAATTGCCTAGCTAAAGCAATTGCTTTATTACTATCATTTTCTTTATCTGAAGGTTTTTCCTGATCAAAATATCCTTCTTTAAATCCTTTAACATCAAATCCAGCTTTTTCATATGCACCAACAGTGCTTTTTGTGCTTCTTCCCAATTTTTGTCTTAATTCATTAAGGATTTGTGCAGCAACTTTGGGGTCTTTTTCAATGCTTGGAATTGTTTTAGTATATCTTTCAACATCTTTTTCAGTCAATACACCAACTTCACCAAACACACCCCTAGCTAGACCGGGGATCATTTGAATAATTTGAGATGTCAACGCTTGAATATCTGCATCATATGGGTTCTTTTTAGCAAAATATCCAGCAACTGGGCCTCTCCACTCTGATGGTATATTATTCAATCTTTTTTCGATAGAATTCAAATCTTCTGTTGCACCATTAAGTGCAATTATTTTATTAATTTGAGATTCAAGAAGAGTTTTTCCTTCAGATGTTGTGGATTTTTTCAACTCAGCCAATTCTTTTCCACTCAATCGTTTTGGAATATTTACCCTATATCCAACGTCTCCATTTTTATTTTTAAACTGCGTAATTTCTGGATAAGCATATTCACTGCCCATGATTTCAGCAACCTTTTCAGCGGCAGATGATGCTACGCTTGGATCTGCCCAAGCCTGAACATATCTGCTTATGTCTTTTCTTGTTGGTTTTTCTGTAGCTTGAGATGCCTGTCCTACTGGAATAGCTTTCTCAACACGAACAGGGGCCACATCTCGCATTGGCTTATCAAATTGGTATCCTACTCCAGATGGAACTGGTTCCATTTTTTCATCTCCAGAAAATTCAGTCATTTTACCAGAGAATTCAGCCCTCATCTTTTTTGCTTCTTCTGGAGTATAAAGACCACGGAATTTTGACATTAATCCAAATCTAGGTTCCTCTGGTGCTGGGGCTGGGGCTTGAGTGTCAGTAGACATTACCTGACCTGCTGGAGTGAGTGTTCCAGCACCCATCGATGCCAATGCTTGCTCTTGCTGCGCTCCAGCAGTTCCAGCACTTGCTGTCAATTCAGCCAAAGGAGTGTTCCACAATGCAGCAACTTTTTCTTGAGTTGGGTTAATTTGACCTAAAAAATCAGAGCTTTCAACCTCGTTTATATTAAACAAACTAGATCCACTTGAACGATCTGCGTCTTGATTGGTTGGCAAATCTGAATCACCTATAGGAGTTTCATCTTCAAAACTACCATAGTTAATAGTTTCCTCCCCCTTGTTTCCACCTCTTTCATTAACTCTGTTTTCAAGATCTTTATATCTTAAATCCTCCATCAGTAACTCTCTTGCAGTCTTTGCTGCACGAATTCCAGCAATCTTTTCTTCTTGTTCATACTTTCCTTTAAGTAATGCTGTTGCTTTTTTCTCGTCTTCTTTATCCTTAAATGTCTTGATGATAGGTTCAGCGAACGCTTGGAAACCCTTTGCAGCACCCATGCTGACTAACTCCTGCTGCGCGGAAGGAACCTCGTACTTGGGCATTGGAGTAAACGATACGCTTACTCCAACGTCGAGAGGTTTCAACGCAGAAAGAGGACTCGCTCCAAGATTTGCGGTCTGTGGAGTGTACGAATAGCCACCAGTGGGTAGTGCCATAGGTTATACCCCACCAAATGTTAGTCCAGATGCGGAAGGAACTGCGAATTGGTTTACACGCGAAGTGCCACCACCCGCTCCTTGGTTAGCCATTGCCGTTGTCATTGCAGGATTAACCATAGTTGGGTTTGGTACGTTAGCACCAGTGGATGGTAAAACACCAGATGCCGCTCCGAGATTTGAAAGCGCACCAGCACGGGCAGTGTTGATGTCGTAGCCAGTTCCTGTCGCGGCTGCTCCTGCACCTTGTGCCGCAAGCAAGCTACGTTGACGCGCAGCGGCATCCTCTGCTGCCTTTAGTGCATTCATGCCACCAATGGACTGCTGTGCGCGTTGTGACCCCTCACGCGCAAGCATCGACGCTTGCTGGTTTTGGGCTTCGATCATAGCGTTGCGTTGAGAAAGATCCGTTTCGCGTCTAGCGCGAGCGGACTCTTCTCTATTTTGACGCATTTGCTCAAGCAACACTGGTGTGTTGTCTGGTGCTGGTGCTGGTTTGGGCATTCCTCCTCCTCCCATAATATTACTCCTTAATTTTAATGTTAATTGTTTGGTTGTTGTTAGTGAAATACATTTAATATTTCAAATTGTCAATTTCTTTCTCGCTTCTTTGCACAAATCAGACCCCGGTTGGAATTGTCTGCAAGAATTCGGTCTGTCTGCATAGATCATACAGCACACTTTCTCACCAACTTTTCCGTCCAAGGCAACGCATCGAGAGTCAGTCGTTTTCATTAACGGGTAGTCTTCCCTTTGCATCTCTTTCGGAATACCAGTCGCATCAGATCGATCTCGTCGCAACACAGGCCATGACCATTTGAAGCAACAACAAGCACCGCACTTTTCGCAGTCGTATTCATCGTCCATTAAGCACGGGTAGCACGGGGAACCCATCCCATTCCAGCATTAAATGATCCAGTTGTTCCGGGTGCAGTATGTTTTAGCATTTCTGCTTGTGATCCAAATCCACCAGTACCACCAGCAGATCCCAAAGCACCAATTGCAGCAGTTCCAACGGACTTAAATGCATCTGCCCATCCTTGCGATACTTTTTCATCACCAGCCTCTGGTACATCGTATCCACCCATCGATGAAAAACCAAGACTGCCACTTCCGTCACCACTTCCACGCTGCATGGCAGACCACGCTGAAGCGGAATCAGACTGCGATTTAGCAGCACGATCATACGGGGATGCTGCCGCTTGACCAACCTTTCCAAAAGCGTCTTTTATAGCATCACCCATTTGGTTCTGTTGTTGCTTTTGTGGATTGTAGTCTGGACGAGGTTGCGCTCCAGTTCCTAACTTGCCAGAAAATAGATTTTGCATTGTATCACCAGATCGACCAATTGCATTCGATGCACTACCAAGAAGTCCACCGAATTGACTGTTTGCCACTGGTGTTGATGCTGCCCCTGTTGCGTTTGCTGATTGTGATCCACCCATAATGTTATTCTATTTTGTTGTTCCAAGTTACTGGTTTAAATCCTAAGTCTGGTATTACGATATCATCGTAAGGTGCTAGATGTGAAATATTCGTGATCTTTGCCTTTAGCTTTGGACAATCGACGTGTGGGCCTTGATGCCGATCAACGCAATTAAGGCAGACAGGATAGAAGTCAGCATTGAGTGACTTGTCTGGGTTATTCATCCATCCGTGCTTGCCTTTGACATATCGTGTTGGATCTGGTTTTACGTTGTTTGTCTCTAGATACTCGTAAACATCTTCGTCAGTCCAATCTTTTAGCAAGTAGAGTGACACTGGACTTCCATCGACGTGACGAATGTCTTGTGCCAATGGAACATGACCTTTAATCAAGTCTGTGTCAGTATATTTAGTTCCGATCCACACTGCATTCCACGGAAAATTAAATGTTCCAGTTGGACGCATTAGAAAGTCATCAACACCGCACATAAATGGCTCGTTTGCTTTAGGACGTTCAGTTCCCAAAGATAGAACTATGTTATTATTACCCCAAGGGAAATAATGAAGTAAATCAAATCTAACCTCACCAGTTTCTACATCAGGCCCATCAGAAAGACCATATTTTAATGCTGGGTATTCATATACAGATAATTGCCAATCTTTAATTAGCTTATCTGAATATGCATATCTTTCGCGGAATTTAGGTTGTCTAAACTGAACAACGGGAAGATCAATTCCACATTTGAATTTTAGAAAATGCAAAAGGACAGTTGAATCCTTTCCACCAGACCAAAAGATGACCGAATTCGGCCATTGTTTGTTCCAATTAACTGCTTTATCGATTGTTTTATGTATTAGGTTTTTCATCAAATAATAATTGCAGCAGTAGCCGCACCAGCAACTGCACCACCACCAGTAATCCAAGATCCCATTGCGGCATTTTTGCTTTGCGCGTTTTGGGCCATGACTTGGTTCATCATGTTATTATAGTTCTGAGTGTCAGCAACATTGGCGGTGTGAGCAGACTGGATGTTACCCATTGAGCGGTTAATTGCGTCCTGTGCTGTTTGTCCAAGTCCTTGCGCTCCATAGAGGACACCACGTTGCCACTCTTGGAGACTCTGTTGGTTCTGGCCTTTCGCTGCTTGTTGGGCCGCAACCAATGAGCCGGGGTCAATTCCACCCTGCATTTGAGTTGCATCGAGATACTTTTGACGCAGTGCCAAGTCTTCCAAAGCAATCTGTCTACCCTGTGCCGTGGATTGATCAAACATTGCAGACTTGCCGATGGTGGATCCCATGTCGATTCCAGTACCCATCATTTGGGCCAATCCTTTTGTCTTTGCCCACTGCCCCAGCTTATCTTGCCAACTCTCAGGTGAGGTTAGCTTCTCAACAGTCTCACTCATTCCTGCTCGCATCCTTGCTGTTGCTGGATCCACCGACTCTTCAAATTGACGTGCGCGATTGGCATTTTCGATGCCTAATTCAAAAGATTGTTTAGATACCGCAGATGGATCAAATGTTTGCTCAATTGGCTTTAACTGGGTAGCCATTTCAAATAGTCTGCCTTGAGAAGCAAGACCACCATACATTCCCTTGTTTGCCTCAGATGCCATCATCATGTTAAGATCAGGTCTAGGCTTTTGAATTGCTGGTTTGTATGTTTGTCCACCCATAAGTTTAATTAAGTTAAAGAGTAAACTTCTCTTTTGAGAGGAGTCAACCCTAATTTTTGGATTATTTCGTTTGTAAAGTTAGGTCGTTCATCGATTAAAGGTACACCAATGTACCCCGGTGAGTTTGAGAGTTGCGAGTGCGCTTTCCAATCGCTCATCACCTGTATAACATCCTGTGGTCTTGTATACTTAGGGTGAAATGCTGGATACACAGTTGGCATAAAAACATGATCAGAATATCCAAATAGCACACCATCACGATAATGTGCATAAACATTAATATTAGGATGCTCTATGATCTTATGATCGAATTCTTCAGCAAAATCAACAAGTTCCAAGAATTCATTAGTTCCTTTTTGAACAAGTTTATATTCAATTTGTGGCCTCATATGTATTAATTAAATCCAACCAGAATGTCATCTGGATTGGCTATGGTTTGTGTATAGTTAGCAAATCTGTCAGCTTGTGCCTTCAGAATATTGTTGCGAGTAGAGTTACTACCGCACACCGCGCATGGCAAGCAATTATTTTGACCAGTCGTGAATGGGATTGACGAGTAAAGTGGAACCACGGGATCATCACCGAATGGGGAGATGAACTTGTTTGGGAAGCTAGTGACCTCTTTGGTTGCTGTGGTGATGCTTGGCATATTAACAAGGGTTCTGCGCTTTAAATTGTTGAGCAGCGGAGGTTGCGGATTGCATTGCAAGCACTCCTGCTTCCTCTTGAGCGTGTTCAAAACTGATGTAAGACAAGAATGTTGCCGATGCCGTAGCCGAAATCGATTTTGTAGGATCAGCGTTACAGATCAGCGTTACTGTCTTCCAAACCTTCGCGCTATATGAGTTGTCGTTTGGTGATTGTTGCTCGTATGGGTTCGGAAGCAAATCAATCGACAGGGTTTCACCAGTCTGAGCAACAACGCACGATTGCGTCTCATCTCCCTGTGGAACACCAGTTGATTTTTCCTGCCAAGGATCCATGAAGAGTCGAACAATTTCCACTCCGAATTCACCGCACCACTCGATTAATAGCGAGAATGCTTTATCGACATCATCTGTCAGATATGACTCGCACGTTGAAACAAGCGAATTGCGTTGAGTGGATTCAGTTGTAAGTCTTCGATATTGCGAATTCAAAAACCCTAGATTCTTAATCTCCGATTCGTATGGTGTATTTTCCCACTGGTAGTCAGCAGTGACTGCCAGAATGCGTTTCTCTAGGATTGAGTTGTACGATCCCTTGCTGCCCCTATATGACACTTTTAGGTCAACTGTGCCACCAATCTGCGTAGATTCAATCTCAGCATAGACAAACTTCTTTAAATCCATCTCATCACCAAGCAATGGAGTTTCAAACTGCGAGTAAATGCGATTGTAAAGTGTCGTTGTTGTTTTGTCTGGATTGATTTGAAGGTAAGAATCCACTCGTTCTGGTTGGAATGATTCCCATAGGTGGTTGAATGAACCATCGTTTGTTGCTGCGTAATCCACAGAAAAATGGAAGCATCGAGACTGCCCGTCAACAACACCTGTAGTCCATTCAACTGGACGAGTTCCTGTCCAAACTCCAGCCCATGCTGGGAACCTGCTTTCCCCACTGCCCCATTCGGAAGCGGCAGCATAGTCCATTACCATCGTGTCTGAATTTAATGTCTGCAAGTAAGGGATAGAATAGAGCAAGTAGTTCTCGAAACCCGTGGCACAAATCTTGGTTGGGTCTGATGCCATCAATCTTTTAGCCCTTGCCATCTCAACATCTTTATACAGCACCTGCGAGGACAGATACACTGTCGCTGCACTATCACCTGTCATCAGACCACCTTGGCTATACCACCACATTTGACCTGCTTGGAAAGCGATTGATTTTCCTGCAACGCAACCAACAGTTGGATACAAGGTAGATTGGAAGTTTTCAGTTGTTACCCATTGATCTCGATCAAGGATACCCGATTTAAGCTGGAAGGTAGAACGATCAGTAAATACGATTAAACGTGTTGATGTATCTTGCCCAACATAACTTGTCATGCCAGTAATCGGACGTGAAAAGCTAAAGTCACCACGGGAAGTGCCAGTTGTACGTTCTTGGAATGAGGTTGGATCACCTAAATCGGATGCAAGCACGATATTTTTATCAGAAATCCACATTCTGTTTCCAGAGTATGCCATCCAGTATCCCACGGGAATCGTGGAAAGTTGAACACCTGCCTTATCAGCACCATCCCAGTACGAAGGGTATGAAATGCCGTCTTGGATCATCACAATTCGATGCGCTGGTGTAGCGAATTCTTGAGAGCCAGTCGATAGGTTTGCTGAACGTGTGGCAAGTGCAAATACGAACTGATCAACGTCTGGTGACATCGAAATGTTTTTCAGACGATAATCTTCCCAGTTGCTTGGCTGCACTAGAGGAAATGGAGAGAAGTAGACGTTTCCGTTTACAGCAAAAACCATGTAAGACAACTCGCTTGCAACAACACCATTTCCATCCACGTCGAAGATTTTAGCTGGAGTTGTTGTAATTACTCCATCTCGATCTTGTGTGAGTGCCGCTTCTTTTTGCTTGTTAGAGGAAAACAAAACACCACCTTGGAAGTTGCCAGCGGGAAGGGAGAGTTGCATTTTATGCCCCGGCCTTGTTTGCACGATACCTCCACGGACAGTTACATTAACCCCCCACTTGAATTGGTTCTCAGGCAATGACCAAGGATTGCGAACGGAATTTACTCCTTGAATCCATCCTGTTGAGACTTTTTTAAGTCTTCCTGATGTAATGTTTTCACTTTTCATTGCTAGAACATAACTGGATCAGTTCCATCACCATAGGTCAAATCATTAATTTGTGGTGGAACAAAAGCGTGACCATCTTGGTGTTCTTGCTGATTCTTCAGGTATGCCAAAGAAAAGCCCCAGTAACGCAATGCCTGTTCAGCAAAGTCCTTGTCCTCAAGATCACAAGCGTGTACAGCAGTGATGATTGCGCGTGTATGCTCAATCGGGATAAAGTCGTACTTTGAAGTGATAACTGGAGGCTTAATGCGATAGGCAATTCTTACCCACGCGCATGGTTTTCCAATGCGAATCCTGCGGTACTGCGGATTGACTTCTTGTGGATGGTATTGACCAATCAATGTCAAATCGTTGCTGCGTCCGTAGTCCATTGCATACAAACTAACAAACCCATCCGTTATTGGTTTTTGAATATTAGCAACACTCTTGACCAAGGTTGGATCTTGAATTGCATCGACGAAGAACTTGCTGTCCGTGGAAAGTCCGCTTGTCAAAAATGAAATCCTGCCAGTTGTGCTAGTTAGGTTCTGAGATTGTGACTTGGTAGTGTACAATTCAAACTCATCGTTGTCGATTCGACGAACAAAGTATGTCGTTCCTGCCACAAGACCAGATGGAAGTACATCACCTGAATCGGCTCGTACAGTAACAGATTGACCCGTAGTGTAAAGCGAAGCGTCAGCAATGATGCTGGTGGATGGGGATGCCGTAAATGTGCGTTGGATATCTAGGGACAATTGACCAGTGCCGGGGGTTGTGATTGGAACCAGAACTGATGCAGAATACACATTAACGCTATCACCAATCACCCTAACTTGGTAGTCCGTTCCAGCAACCAATGGAGATGGTAAAACTCCGCTTGTAGAGAATTTAACAGTCTCATTTTCCTGCAAGAATTGCACGGAAGATGGCTGGATTAGATTGTTGTATGGAAGCGGAGAAACGGAGAATCGTTTTGCGTAGTATGATTGACCAGTTCCAAATGACACCACATTAATTTGACCAGTTGTTCCACCAGCACTGGCATCTACCGATGAAGTATATGCCCTAGCAACCGATGTAGATGATACATTCAAATATGCGGGAGTTGAACCATTATCAATCGCAGGACTGGTTGTTGGCAATAAATAGTCCGTTCCCCAATAAATGGTTGATGGGGTGGTTAAATTAGTGAAATCACCTAGCCACTTGTTAGTAAATGAAACTCCAAACACGCGAGATAGTACAACATAGAATGTTCCAGTTGCAGAAGAGGTAATGTTAATCTTGCTGAAATCAGCGTTCTTAACAGTGAAAACTCCAGTGGACGAGTTTAATGGAGTTTCTGCCCTATAAGATGTTCCAGAAAGCAATGGGGATGGAAGTGTGCCAGTCGAAGAAAACTGAACGAACACTCCAGTGGATGGTGTGATTGATATTGTCGGTGGAGTTGTGTATCCAGTGCCACTTGTTACAACATTAAGTGAAGTTACAACTCCACCTGCAATGTTTGCTGTTGCAGTTGCTCCAGAACCACCACCACCAGTTATTTCAACCTGCGGAGCATTTACATATCCAGAACCTCCAGAAATTTGAGTGAATCCAATAACAAACGAAGTTTGAATGGTAGCATTTGCAACCGCTTGAGTGCCTGTTTTAAGTTTAACCTTTAATGTTCCAGTTGCTGGAGAAGAAAACGCTTCAATGGTTCCCGTTGCAGGTGTTGTTAGGCTAGATGAAACAGTGTATGTGAATGTTGAACCAGATGCGGTTAATAGCGTTTTATTTCCATTGTATCCATCAGGATTAGCACCACTAATTGCAATAACCTGACCAGCAGTAAACCCATGTGCCGCAGATGTTGTTCCAGTTGCGGTTGTAGATACTCTAGTTAAAGTAGTGACTGAAACTGTTTGTCCGATTTCAGTAATAAGCTGATATGTAAATGATGTAGAACTTAATACTGTTACAACGAAATCTCCATTGTAAGCTGCTTGATCTGCTCCAGATATTGTAACTGAATCACCCGTTCTATAGCTATGAGTTCCAGATGTATTAACAGTAACTGTAATACCATTTGTAACCATTGATGTAATGTTAATTAATGGAGATACAGGAGGAGCGGAAATTGTTACAGAAGGTGCGGTTGTGTATCCGAATCCGGGGTTATCGATCACAATCGATGACAACTGGTATGTAATAGAATTGCGAATAGCATATCCAGTCGCAGTACTAACGGAAATCGTGCTTCCCAAGGGAGGTGCTGGAGGAGCGGAAAATGTTACTGTAGGATCGGCAGTGTATCCAGATCCTTGATCAGACAAATTAACAGAGGTAACGCTTCCAACTACGATAGGAGTGAAGTTTGCTCCAGATCCAGATGGTGACGCAATGGAAAGACCCGGTGCGGTAATCTGGCTAGCTTCACCTGCCACAGCAGATGCTGGGATTAACTTAATGAGTGAAATCGTACCAACTCCAGCCGATGTGATCTTAATTGGATTTACAAAATTAGTAGGAGAAGATGCAAGTGCGTCCGCTTGTGTCGTATGGATCGAAACCGCTTTTGTATCTACAATATTAACAAAGTAGTTTTGGTTTGACAACAAAGGTTGTGGAAGCGTTCCACCAGAAGTGAAGACTTGCACCTGATCACCTTGGGTAAGCAAATGATCGATGCTGAATGTCAACTTTGTCTCTGGAACGATTTCTTTTCGGATATCGACGTTGATTGGGTTAGTTGATCCAGTCGTGTGAACTTCATTAACATTTGCTTGTGCGTCAGAGATCGAGCTAAAAACTTGCAGGTGCGTTGCGTCTAGCAGATTTCCAAAGTATGTAACTCCAGAACGCAATCCAATAGGCAAAGTTTGCCCAGATGGAAATGTGATTGGATTTGCCGTTGTTATTTCGATAGTAGGAGCAGATGCGAATTGAAGAGCAGTTACGACAAATGAAGTCCTAGAGTCTAGGAATTTCAATGGCCCTGCTCCTACTATACTTTGGAGGGAAAGTGGGTAATTACCTGCCTGTGCGTTGAGGGAATCGTTGTAGATTTGAATGGTCAATGCATCCAGAACCCCAATGTAGTACGTCTGACCATTGGAAAGCGGGACTGGGATAGTGCCAGAAATCGCAGTAATAGCCATTCCTTGACCAGAATCGAGCGTGTGAGGGGTTGCGGATGCAAACTTGCTAATCGGGGTTATAGCAACCTCGCGGGTGCGAATAGTGGCATCGTCAGGAGCAATCGTTCCGTAAGCAAAATCAGATTGCGAGTGGATTGGAATGAGCAAACCATCAACACCAGTTCCGTCTTTGAGTTGGCTACGAAGATCTCGATTGTTGGAGTCAGTGCCAGTAACGCGAATGATTTTTCCTACGTCATTTTCGCTTTCGGCAATGGCAACCAACTGCGAGGGTTGGATGATCTGCATCAGGGTCGCTACATAGCCTCGGTCATCCCATGCCCATTCTACAGTGTTGAATTTACCACCTTTGTTAACGTGGTATTGGAATAGACGATTTCTGAAATAAACTGGGGATCCATCTACGTTGACCGCAAGGGGAACGTCTATTCCACGGGGAAGCGCGATAGTACAACCATCCCAACCAGTGCAAACATCCACGTCAGCAGTAGATTGCATCCAATGCCCAGATTCCATAAGCGTCTGGACAGCTTGCGTGATTTTGCGGTAAACTCTTTTCTCGTCAGTAGTTCCTAAAATCTCCGCACATTCCTCAAAGATTTGATCGACAAACATGACGTGATATTAGCGCATTGATCCTTCGGACGCAATAGAATTCAGAAAATCTTCTTCGCTTGCCATTGCTGCATTTTCAGCGGCAGGTGCTTTGCCTTCTAGCGATTCAGTTGCGGCTTTTTGACCCTCAACGTCAGCGGCAAGAGCATCAATCACACCAGCGAGTTGCATGGCAATACTATGCAATTCGTCGAACTTAGATTTAGTAACAGAAATGGTGACCGCACCCTCTTCTGCCATTGGAGAAGGGATTCCGCTCATATCTTCGGGAAGATCCATTCCCATTGCAGGTTCGGGCATTACTGCCTCAGTTGTTGGTTTTGCCATATAAATTAATCTTCCTCTTCATCACCACCGATTTCAATCTCGATTTTAGTTGTTGGTTTTGCAGATTCTGCTTCTTCTAGTCCAGAGTCGATAGCTTCTTCATCATCCATCTCGTCTTCCATGTCCATTTCGGAGGATCCATTGGATTTAATGCCACAAATACACAACTCAACACAGTGACGCTTTTCGGTCTTGCCATCACGCATGGTAGTCTCATCCTTCTCCATTGTCTTTCGGAAGTAGATGGTAGCAGTACCCTCTTTAGGAAGGTTTTTAAGACCCTCTGCGTTCTCAAAATAGAGGGATGGGTAATGGTAATCGCTTTTAGGCATTGCCATTTCTGGCATTGACATTGGCTTTACCTCCTCACCTAGATCAGTAAATCCAGATGGGAGTTCATATTTTTCTTTAGCGTATGGCATAGTGTAAGGTTATTGCTATTGTTATTACTAGTAGCAAAGGAATTGTCAAGTCTGCAATCAATTATTTTAAGAAGTTTAGTTTATTAATGTAATTAATCGGCTTATGATCAACAAAAGCAGAAATATAATTACCATTCTTGAAATCCTTGATTAATGATAGTGCCATATCTTTCGATTTTTTAATTAAACCGATTTCTTGCACATTACCAATGCGGTCAATGTACAGGTTTGTGCCATGATGCCTAAACCCCATCCAGAGTGGCGGTAGAAAACAAGCATAGTCATTTGTATTTTGAACTCTAAAGTGTTTGACTTTTAAATTCTTTACAAAATCACCATCCCCTACTCTGGGCGAACCAAATGTAATAAGAGTATCGACTTTATCTTGCAGCCTAGATGCAACAATTGTAGCGATTCCCGCTCCCAAACTATGACCAGTTATAAACAATTTGTTGCCAGAAATATGTTGAGCGATTTCAACAACTACCGCTTCCCATAATTTATTTGCTTCTTTTTGAAATCCAGCATGAACCTTACCACCGATTTCTTTTTCTTTACGGACATTTAAATCAGCTAAAATATCTGACTTTTCCGTTTTATTTATGCCAGTAAATGATACTTGTGTGCCTCTAAAGGACAGCACAATATCATCATCTTTCTTAGTTAGATAACCTTGCGCTCCATCAACATCAAAATACTTTATTACATTATAACCAATTTCTTGAAATAATTTAACGGACTGCGACAAATCTTTTCTCGTCGCATAGTTTATTTTCATAAACTCTAATAATTTCTCTTCATCCATGAGAAATGTTGATATAGTTTTTCAAGGCTTTTTGATTAGCACTCTATTCAAAGTGCCATTCTCTCTTGCGTAGATTGTTTTGCCTTTATCTGGACTTTCGTATGTAACTTTATTCATACATCGTATCCTTCTTTTTCCCAGCGTTGTTGCTCAACTTCGTAGTCTGGTTTGTCTTTGGTGTAATCGTAGATGTTCATATTATATTTTGTTTATTTGAACTCTCCATCCAAAAGTAAGATTGCTTGGAGCGTTTGATGCTCTTCTAACTGTAAACTGTGTAGATGTAATGGATGTTGTATCAACATATAAAACATCTGAACCCCAACCGCTTGTCGGCCAAATAATAATCAAATCAGAAGACGGAACTATCCCTAAATTATGATTCAATATTACTGAGTTCGTTCCTGTAGTCATTATTCCATTGCCAAATGCAATATCTGGAGAATTTATGCCTATATTATTTTTAATACTCCTATTAGACGAGCTTGATGCTATGTTTATATTATTTGAAGAATTTCCAAAAATAATATTATTTGTTATTACAAACCCATCAGAACCAGAATTTAATGAAATTCCATTTAAAGTATTATTACGAATAATGTTTCCAGTTATGGTTGTATCTGTAACTCCAGAAGCTAAAACTATTCCATTTCCAGTATTTCCTGTAAATCCACCGCCTATTCCGATTGTTGCATTGCAAATCTTGGAATTAGATGTTCCAGCATTAAGAAAAATTCCATTTAAATTATTTGAAAATACTCCTCCATTTATTGATACATCACTAATTGTTCCACCTGTTGTAATTCCTGATGAACTTACATTATTGACTGAGTGACAGGAATCAAAATATATTCCATTAACGATTCCTGATCCAGCGTTTACAATTTTTATTCCATCAGATGCACTTGAGCCAGTCCAGCAATTAGCAAATCTACTTCTAACAACAGAACCTGTTCCTGTTGGGTTTATTTTTATCCCAGAATCAGAACTGTTATCAAAAAAACAATTATTTACATATAAACTAAATACATTTCCATCTGCTGTATTTGCGCTTTGAGTTGCTGTTGTTGGGTCTATAAGAAGTCCAACACCTTGTTGAATAACTGAAGTATTACTAATTATTAGTGCAGATGAATTTCTAACTCTAATTCCAGCACTTGAAATTTGCGGCGTTTGTGCGCCCATCAAAACATCATCAATTAACTGACTGTTATCTCCACCCTCTGAACGGATTCTAATTGCATTTGTAGCTCCATCTTGAAAACGGCCATGACGAATGCGAGAAACATTTCCAGTCATTAAAATTCCATTGAAATCTCCAGTCATATGAAAATCATTAATAAATGTTTCTGGCCCACTAAGCCATACATATGATCCTGATGTTTGTGCAACTTGAGCAGCAAATTTTAATCCTTTAAATCCGCAACCATACCCAGCAGCTTTTATCAAATAACCAGATGTAGGACTGGCAAGACGAGAAAGAATTGTAGTAGAATCTCTTCCATCCCCATACATGACATTTCCATTTCCAAGATTACCTCCACCATCGTATAAATATGTTCCAGTAGGAAAATATAACGATTTTCTATTGCTAAATACGCTTGCAATTGCAGCTTGAATTGCAGCAGTATCATTTGTAACTCCGTCCCCAACAGCACCGAAGTCTTTCACATTGACCACATCAGCAAAGCGGTTTGCCAATGTCCTTGCCGTAGTCGATCCAGTTGCAAGAGCCGTAGCACTCGATGCTGACCCTACAAAGCTATTTGCCATGACTACGCCAGCGTTGCTGACAGTCATCTGGTCTACGCCTCCTACCCCGATGATTGCCTGTGTTCCGTCTACTGATGCTTTAATGTTTGCGCTCATAGTTTAAATATCGTATCCTTCTTTTTCCCAGCGTTGTTGCTCAACTTCGTAGTCTGGTTTGTCTTTTGTGTAATCGTAGAGGTTCATTAGTTTTATTTAGTTTTCGCTCATAATACTATTAATTACAATCCTTGGGAATACATATTGGGAGTAGAAGAATATGTAACAATTAAAGTTTTTCCAGAAGCTACAACAATATAATTTCCTCCAGAAAGAACTCCCATAGTTATTCCAGAATTATTTAATGCAGTAACAGTTCCATTGGCAACTGTTACAATTTGTGTTGTTCCAGAGTTGTTTACGTAAGAAAATGGAGATGCTCCAACAGTAATTGTTTGTAATCCAATTGGATTATATCCGGGATTGTTAGTAATGGTTTTTTCAACATTACCACTTAAATCATTAATTACACTTAATGCAGTGAAATTAGCTCCATTGTTTCCTGATACAAGAAATTTATCGCAACCATTCTCTATCTGAACAATATGCTCTGCAAATGCTGCTGGATTAAATACTTCAACTGCGGTATTATTTGTGCAAGAAAACCTTTTTATATTATTAAAAATAATAAGTGCAGTACCTGTAAATGGATCAGTAAAAATATTATTATTAACATTAACTCCACGAATAGTTGCATTATTGGAATAAAAATTAATTCCCATATTATCTGTTTGATTAATATAATTATCGTGAATGAATATTGCTCCTACTGAAGCAAGGTTTGTTACATTAAACAAAATTTGACAATAGGTTGCTTTTTGCATGTAACAATCTGCAATATGTATATTTGTAATTACAGAGCCATCGCCAGAAGCTGCAAAATTAAAACAATTTGTTGTTTCTTGATCTATTTGAACATTTGTAAACCATATATCAGACAAATATGCTCCATTACTAACTGTGGCTTTAACGCAATTTTCTCCAGCATAAAAATCACAGTTAATAAAGTTGATTCCAGAAATACTATAGTTTCCAGATAATCCATTATATGGGCCAATGTCAGATGAAAAATTGACTGCTATTTTTCCAGATTGATTAAGCGAAACAAATTGACAAGTATCAAATACAAGATCGCCAGTAAAATAACCATTTTGATAAATATTTAAACATATATTATTTGTATCACTGGCTGGATTCCAACCAGAGCAGTTATTAAATTTAATCATTCTGGCGTGAACAATATTATATTGTATTGGAAATCCAATAACATTTAAGTCTTGAATTGTGGAAAATTGATAACCATTGATATATGTTGGTTGAGATGGGTTGCCAATTTGAAGTCCACAAGTGGCATTTCCAGTATATCCAGATTCAGTTGTAATAGTAAATCCACCAATTACAAATCCAACATTTGATCCAGATGTTCCTAAAATATTAATTACTGGAGTTGCTGGAAACGCATTTGATGCCTTGAAAAAAACTGATCCATTTCCAGCTCCTAAAATACTAAAACCATAACCATTAATGGTTATAGTAAGGTTAGATGAAACTTTATATATGCCTTTCGTGATAATACCAAATGCTCCATTAGAAGTTACATAGTTAAAAAATGCTTGAATTGCGGCAGTATCATCAGCTACTCCATCACCAACTGCACCAAAATCCTTCACATTCACCACATCAGCGAAGCGGTTAACAAGTGAACGAGCAGTCGTGCTGCCTGTTGATTTAACAAGACCATTAATATTTCCGCTTGCATCTACACTCAACACATCCTGCGTAGTTGCGTTAGCATTGCCCCGTGCCAGCTTAATCGTGCCGTCTGGTGACGATGGCACTGCCAGCGTGAAGTTCTGCGTTGCTGTTCCTGATTGTCCGATCTGGACTGCGTTTGCTTTTATGAGACTCATACGATTGTATATGTGCTACCTGATGGTACTGTTAATGTGACTCCGGGGTTTACTGTGATTGGCCCTGCGGACATGGCGTTTTTGCCAGATGTGATTGTGTAATTGTCCGTCATTACAATGTCGTTTTCGTAAAACAATTTATTTGCGCCTCCTCCGACTGGCATACCAATCCCAGTCGCTCCAACAGGCCCAGTAACTCCCGTGGCTCCTGTGGCTCCTGTAGGCCCACCTGAAGGCCCAATGGGGCCAGTAGAACCAATAGGCCCAGTCGCTCCAACAGGCCCAGTAGCACCAATAAACCCTCCAGTATTTCCAACGCGAATGATGTAACAAAGCAATCCTTCCCCCTCTTCCCGTGGAATTCCAGCAATCGTTGCTGGTGAGGTTACAGGGTCACACGGAATATCCCAAACAACACGTCCGTTTAAAATTGTTTTATTAATTATACCATATAAAGCAAAAACAAGATTCCCAATTAACGAAGGGGCAGACTCTGGTGAAACAGAAGGGTATGGAACATCTGGGCAACAAGTAGATGAAGATGTGTTAGAGCAAGACATGGGTTATTGTTTTTTGAAATTAAATGTAATTATTATTTAATGCAAGCATTATTTTTGTTAATCATACCACTGTCCACACGCTTCCAGAAGGCACTGTTACTGTAACTCCACTAGCTACTGTTACTGGGCCAAATGTTCCTGCGTTTTTAGATACTGGAATGCTGTAAGATGTATTTACTGTTAGATCGTTAAGAAAGAAGATAGCGTCTGTTCCTGCGCCAGTTGCACCACCCGGTGATCCACTTGCCCCAGTCGCGCCAGTTGCACCTACTCCAGTCGCGCCAGTCGCACCCGTTGCGCCTGTGCTACCTTGATTTCCTTGAATGCCAGTAGACCCTGTGCTTCCCTGCGTACCTACGCCAGTCGCACCTGTTGAGCCTGTGCTGCCATTAACCCCAGAAACGCCTGTTGCCCCAGTACTGCCCGTGGAACCTTGGCCTCCAGAAACACCAGTGGCTCCTGTGCTTCCTGTGCTTCCTGTCGATCCTTGAATGCCTTGGATACCTGTTGCACCCGTGCTGCCAGTTGCTCCTGCTGGGCCGGGTGCGCCAGAAAGTGATACGCTCCAGCTTGAGAATGAACCAGAACCAGTAATTGAAGTAACATTTACAACCAATGCGCCAGTCAAACTATTATAACTAGTAACTGTCCCTTCCATTTTATTGGAAGAACTATTAGCTATAATAACAGATTGACCAATACTCAACGCAAGTCCAGTGCCAACTGTTAAAGATTGTGTCCCTAATGCAATTGTTAATGGAGTGGAAGAAGATGTTGTATATTTATCTCCAGCAGTGCCTGTTGCGCCCGTGCTGCCAGTTGTGCCTTGGATTCCAGTCGCACCTGTGCTTCCAGTTGAGCCATTTGATCCAGCAGTTCCAGTCGCACCTGTGGAGCCTTGACCACCAGTTAATCCTGTGGCTCCAGTGCTTCCCGTTGAACCATTTGATCCAGCAACGCCAGTTGCGCCAGTGCTGCCATTAACTCCAGAAACTCCTGTGGCTCCAGTGCTGCCAGTTGCGCCATTTGCGCCATTTGCGCCAGCAGTTCCTGTGGAGCCTTGCACACCTTGTACACCAGTTGCGCCCGTGCTTCCTCGCAGTCCAGTTGCCCCAGTTGATCCAGAACCAGTTGCGCCCGTGCCTCCTTGAGTCCCAGTAATTCCTGTTGCGCCCGTGGAGCCTGTCGAGCCTGTTCCCGTAGCACCAGTCGATCCTGTTAATCCTGTCGAACCATTTGAGCCAGCAACGCCAGTTGCGCCTGTACTGCCTTGAGTTCCCGCCCCTGTTGCACCCGTGGCTCCTGTTGGGCCTCCAGATGGCCCAGTTGCTCCTTGAACTCCAGTGGCTCCCAGTCCACCATCTCCAGATAACGCAATTTGCCAGTCTGAAAATGTTCCAGAACCTTGAGTTTTATCGACATTAATAGTTACAAAATTAGAAGCGACATTTATTGCCGTTCCTTCAACCCAGTCGTAAGGATACGCTGAATTTGCAACTGCTCGCAACCTAGATCCATATGTCCACCCAATATCAGCGGAAGCATAGTTAAATGTTCTGATTCCAACTTGAATTGGATGAGATGTAAAACTTTGTCGAGTGATTACTGGAGATATTCCAGTTGCGCCAGTAGATCCAGATCCTGTAGATCCTGTCGAGCCTTGCACTCCAGTAGAACCCTGAACTCCGCTTGCTCCAGTGGCTCCAGAACCCGTTGCGCCAGTAGAACCCGTCAATCCTTGAGATCCAATGCCTGTTGCTCCCATCAAACCCGTTGCTCCAGTACCACCCTGTATACCAATACCAGTAGCACCTTGTGGCCCAGTGGCTCCACTAGAACCGATTCCCGTAGCACCTGTAGCACCAGTGGATCCCACATAAGGCCAATTGCAGTCCATTGAATTTAATGGAGCGCAACCGCAATTTGTAGAGCTTTGTGGGCTTGGAATCCAGTTATATTGAGCCATAGAGAAGAATTGAATTAATTACATTAAAACAACTATATTGTCAACGTGTTTTTCTTTTATTTGAATCTTTGAAAAAATAATGAGGGACAGGAAATAGCGTTCCATTGACGTTTGGAACATAGAAGTCTTTTCTCTCAATCAAACCTAACTTTATTCCTGATGTAATTCTTTCTTTACAGGTAGTTTTTTTGACATTCCACATTTTACAAAGTTCGTTTTTAGAATACCATCCCTTTGGTGCTGGATCTGTGCATTTATTGCTTGCCTCTAGTAGAATTTTAAGAAAATCGTTTGGGGTCATGTTAAATTGGCATTCTCCATGCTTCTCCTCTTCCTCTTTGCGTTATTTGAAGTGAAGATTGATTAAGCGATTCACAATATTCACCCCAACACCATGCTTGACACCAACTGAAAGTGCTTCTTCGGTTTTTAGCGTACTCTAACGCTCCCCTAGACGTTAATGTTCCAATATTGTAGCAAGTGCCACCATGATATGTTCTGGCATTCTGTATAGCAACACGATGAGTATGTCCCATTACTATTTTACGTCTAGTCCCGTTGCAGTATTGTTCTGCCATGTCCCTAGCCGCAGATTCACCATAGCAAGTTCCATGAGTAAACCCAATATCTGCTATGTCAACGATCTGTTCAATTCCAGAATAAGGAATTAATCTAGCTTTTAACTTTTTAGTTGTGTCTTCAATTGCAGATACAATCTTATGAGCGCAATATGAAGTGACGGAATTTTTGCTGTGAGTTAGTTTCCATGCACGATCTTCATGGTTTCCACAAAGAACATAAGGATTCTTGCATCCAGCCATTAATTCACGAAGATGCATTAAACCTGTGTCAATGTCTGGAGTTACTTCATCTCCATCACTTCCAGAACCTATTCCATTGCCCATTAGGGCTGATAAATCAATAAAGTCTCCAAGATGCAGGATTGTATCAGGTGAAAAACGCGATTTAAACGTCATTATAGCTTTCCAAGCATCTGGGCAACAATATTTCGCATGTGAACAACTAACTGCTAGGACTTTTTTCCACTTGTGGGTGATATTTGCCATTTATGTATTATCTACTAGTAAGTATGGTATGGTTTTTTGTTCGTATCTAGTCATTTCTGAGTAGACGAGATTGATGAATCCTTCCCATTGCGGTGGGTAGATCGTTTGGCAACCCAGCGAGGAGGTCGTATTGTATCCTCCCTTGTGGACGTTAATAGCGATTCCCATATCGTCTCCAACCCCATCCCGTGTGACTGGCAACTCTTCTTTTGGGTTAGCAGGTCGAAGCGCAGGGTAACCACCTCCGGGTTTACTAAGACCATGATTGCCCTTACGAAACCTATGAATGCCCGTTTTAAGCACCGCAATACCCTTCCTGTGAACTGACGGATCAGTATTAGCATTGAAAGTAGCATGGACGCTTGGAGATAAAAGTATAATCGCATCATCATAGATACCCCTTTGGTTGCCTGATGGAGCGAATGTTTCGGAGTAGTATCCACGGATTCCGACGAGCGCAACACGATCAACGATTCCCGATTTAATGACCATAGCGAGGGTCTTCTCCTTCGCTTGCTGCGGTCGAGAATTTGGAACCATTATTTATTAGAATCTTTGGCAAGAATAAGCCCAACTCCAGCAGTGATTGCAGCAAAGAGCAAGCCAATATCACCAAGGTTTCCGTTGCTCAAAAACTCTTTTCCTGCTTCAGAAACTGCCGCAAGAATAGTAAATACTCCAAGTAGTGTAGTTTTCCAATTTGTTTTCATTTTTTTAGTCCTTTAATTTCTGGCAGTTCATAACAGAACTTGCCGTATTGCGTTTCGATACACACGTTTGGTTGCCCAAGTACAGAACATCCAGTTAAGAATGCCATTCCTAGCATTATGAACGATGTTACTATCATTGCTACTACTATTTTTTTTGGTTTCATTTTAATATCTGTTTTACCATGTAAATGCAAGTTAAAATACCCGCGATAATACTGATTATTCCACCACCAACCCTAATTGAAGTTTCTATTTCTGGTAACATTGAAATTATAAATCCTGTGGTCGATACAATCGTACCTAAAATTCCGTGACTGGTTGCGTTGTCGTTCATTTTAATTATGGGCCAACAATTACATACAACGTGTTGGGGTCTGGAATCACTATTAAATTGTAGCCAGTTTGGGTGATTTCCACTAGATTTGTCAGTTGCGTTGCCCCTGTAAGACCAGTAATATCCGAGAGAACAATGTTTGCTGGTGTAACCCCTGTGGCTCCTGTGGCTCCGATCCCTGTAGCACCTGTCGCTCCCGTGGCTCCTTGAGTTGCTGGCGATAGAGAACTAACAACTTGAGCAATATGACTATCCTCAAAATGCATTGTCATTGTTTTTCCTCCAAGATCAATGGCATAAAACTTAACAACAATCCTATCTGTAGCTAAAACATTTGTTGCAGGAACTGGAATGCTCCACAAATACAATTCGTTGACAGTTCCATCTGTGATTGGATGCGGATTAACAACATTTGTTGCAATTAGCGTTTCTGTTCCAGCAAGATTTCGATAATAAATCTCACCATAAATTTTTGGTGTTCCTCCATTGGAACTCATCGAAACAAAATTTTCAAAATTCCAATTTCCTGCTGTAATTGTAGTAACATTAGGATCACTTGAAATTGTTGCAAATGATCCAACTAATTGCGCTCCTGCACCAGAAGCAGTAAGTGTTGTTCCGACTCCAATTACCAAATCACGATTCATTTCATAATATCCAAGGATATCTGATGAATCGGAAGGATTAAAATAATATGCTGCACCAGAACTAAATCCTTGCGGGCCTTGAATTCCAGTTGCGCCCGTTGCTCCGTTACTTCCAGCAACGCCAGTTGCACCTGTAGAACCTTGTCCTCCAGCAATGCCAGTCGCGCCGACTTCTCCTTGGATGCCAGTAGCACCAGTTGCGCCATCCAAACCATTCAATCCCGTTGCCCCAGTAGCTCCAGTAGCTCCGTCTGTTCCAGTTACGCCTGTGGCTCCTGTAGAACCATCTAATCCAGTAGCACCAGTGTCACCTGTGGCTCCAGTGGCTCCTCTAACCCCAGTCAAGCCTGTAGCTCCCGTTGCGCCCGTGGCTCCGAGATCACCCGTTGCTCCAGTCGCTCCAACGTCTCCTTGGATGCCAGTTGCGCCAGTCGCTCCGACATCCCCTTGAATCCCAGTTGCGCCAGTGGAACCCGTGGCTCCGTCATTTCCAGCAACCCCCGTGGAACCCGTGGCTCCCGTGGCCCCAGTGCTACCATCCAAACCCGTGCTTCCCGTGGCTCCAGTCGAACCAGTAGCTCCATCTACTCCAGAAATTCCAGTGCTTCCAGTTGCGCCTGTGCTGCCATCAATTCCAGCTACCCCAGTAGCCCCTGTAGCTCCAGTGTCTCCTTGGATACCTGTAGCTCCCGTTAAACCACTTGCGCCAGTGTTTCCAGTTGCGCCAGTGGAACCCGTGGCTCCGTCATTTCCAGCAACCCCCGTGGCCCCTGTGGTTCCAGCCCCAGTCGCGCCCGTGCTTCCCGTGGCCCCCGTTGGGCCTCCAGATGGGCCTGTGGCCCCAGTGGCCCCAACTGCTGCGCTGGCTTGACTTCCAGTAAAATCAAGTTTACCAGTAAATGGGTTAAATGTGAGTGCCATAGTTTATTCTTAATCGTTGCATTGCCTTTTTGTCAAGTGGTTATCTCAGACTCAACAGGCCAATTTAATCCTTCTTTTACGATCTGTTCTTCGCACTCTTCATGCGTTCCTACAAACAATGTGCTTTGAGTTCCAATCGATTGATCTGTTTGCTCGTAAAACATAATCAACTTATCGGTATATACCAATTTCCAATTGCCTACAGAGTCATCATATGACCAACCATTTTCGTTTGAAGGAATTATCATGGGACAGTTACTGAAAGGGTTGAGTTACTAGAACTGTAAGTTGCTGTTGAACCAACAGGAAGACCAGTCCAAGTTACTGATGGGTATGAATTTGTTGTTGATCCTTGGAAAAAACGAAATGTTGTTGTTCCAGATGGAGGTGAAACATTAAACGAAACTGAAAGACCAGCACCCAATGTTGCTGTTGCAGTTGATGCACCAGTTGTTTTGGAGGCTACTATAGAACCAGAGGTTCGGGATGTTGATCCTGTATAGGTAAGCGTTGCCGCAGTTAAATTAAGTGGGCCATTTCCTGTTTTGTTTATGCCTCCGCTGCCAGCGATATTGCCTGTAAGGGTTATTGTGTTCGCTAGGGAGGTGCGATATTGAAGTGAAGTATTAATTAGGAAATCATTGGGGAGAGTTACATTGCCTCCCGTGCTAATTTGTCCTGCGGCGTTGGATACGGTAAAAAGCCCAGTTCCAAATGCGTTAGAGGAGTTGAAATTTATTAGTGTGGCAAGCCCTCCAGAATTAAACGAGGTTCCACCAGAATAAGTATTGTTTCCGCCTATTGTTAAAACTGCTGTTCCAGTTTTTGCCAGCGATCCCGCTCCGCTAATAACTCCGCTTAATGACGATGCGCTTGTGATTGTAAGCGCGCCTTGGTTGATCTGCGTTGTCCCTGTATAATTGCAAATTCCCGAAAGAGTCAGTCCACCAATCCCGTTTTTGATTAAACCAGTTGTGCCAGTAATAGCGGTTGAGATTGTTGCGCTTAGATAGCACATAAACTGACGAAAAGATGCCGTTGAGGACGCTATTGTGGTTGCATTGCTTGCCCCTACTTTTGCTGCGCTAGAATTTGTTAAAATCATCCTACAATTATGTAAACTGTGTTAGCATTAATGCTAGCACCAAGTGCGTTGTACCCAGCTAATGTGATTTGCATCATGTTAGTCAAGGCAGTTGCTCCTGTTGCTCCGCTTATGTTGCTACCAATCTTGCCGTTTAGAGCAGTCTGTGTAGCAGTTGAAATTGGTTTATTAGCATCCGAGGTGTTGTTGCAATTGCCAAGACCAACATCAGTCTGGTCGATTGTAACTGCACCAGTTCTTGTATTAACTGAGGTTACTCCAGCGACACTTCCAGTAATGTCACTCAGCGTAGCAATAGTACCAGATGCACTAGGTAGAACAAAAGTCTTTGTAGCACCTCCTGCCGTTATGGTGAGGTCGCTATTGTTTTGCAGTTCTAAGACCTGACTGCTATCAGGAGAATAAATTTCGTCGTGCGAATGCACAGACATTCCGCCAATTTCTTGGATTACACCCGTGGATGGATGCTTGGCATAGAGTTTTTTATCTGCGTGATTTATGCAAATCTCACCAGATGCGAGATCGGAACTCTGCGGAATTTTCGAGATAACCGATTTTTTAGGAACTATAATTGGATTAGCCATTATGGAATGGGGTTGCCTCCAGAGGGGTTGAACCTCTGAAGGGCTTGGTGTTTAGGGACTAGTAAGTTCCACCATCAATGGTGGTTTCAAGCGCAGTTACACGCGAATCGAGAGCCGAATCAGCCGATGTACGAGCCGATACTTCAGAAGCCAAAGCAGCGTCATTGCTGATAACATAACCAGCGAAAGCGGAGTCGTTAGCAGTATCAACACTGTTGATAAGGTTTACGATTTCAGCAAAGCTATCTTTGTCTGCGTCGGAAGCAGAAAGGATTGCGTCAACGCGACCTTTTTCAGTAGCGATTTTTGCATCCAAAGCCGAATCACCACTGGTGCGAGCGGAGGTTTCGGTAGCGAGATCCGAAGCGATAACACCCTCTGCTGTGGTGGCCCGTGAAATTTCGCTTGAGAGATTCGATGTCAATGTGCCGTCAGCGGCAATACGAGCGGCTTCTTCTGCGGCAATAGCGGCAGTCAGGGTCGAGTTTGCAGCAGAAACAGCGGAATCAGCGTATACTTTTGTAGCGAATGTGCCAGAACCACCAATAGCGAGCGGGGTTCCGTCAGCTTTGCCCACGAAAAGGCTGAGATTTGTGAGATCCATTGCCAACTCACCAGAAGAAAGACTTGCTGGGGTCGATGAACCACGTTTAATGCGAAGGATTGGATTTGCCATAGTTTTTTATTGTTTTTTTGTTTTGTTTTGTTTTTTGGGTTTTCTGGTTATTCAGAAAGTTTTAGACTGGTGCTGGACTATATTCTCCAGCGTCAATTTCAGCTACATTTGTAAGTTCACCACTTTGGATTTGAGCAACTTGATTTCCATTAGGAAGCGCACCGTCTTCGCTAATTGTGAGCGAGGAACTAGGACTAAAGTCTAGCTTGCCAGTAAATGGATTGAATCTAACTGCCATATTAAGCAATGCTAACCATTACTAAATTTGCGTCATTTGCAGTGGGAGGTTGCACGGAATATGTCAATGTCAGCGTTGCGACAACAACCGATGCCTTGCTGTAAGCTACAGTTGCGATATTGTTTGTCGAACCATAGTAGGTCAATGCGAGTGAATCGAATTCTGGGATTTGAAATCCTTGAATAGAACTTGCGATATTAGAAACCCCATCAAGCACCAAATGACGGAATTTCGCTGTGTCGAGGATTGAAGGGATATTCTCCATAGTATGTTAATGTTAGACTGATGAGGTGGCAGAGTCAATAATTAACTCTGCCACCGATATCAATCTACCTTATTACAGTCCCGTTACACAAGGAAGGGGATTGCCATCAAATGGGCAACGCTTGTAAACAATGGCGCACACGTTCTGTGGGCGGATTGGTTGGATAGCACGTTGGATTTGATAAATATGCTGCCCAAAGTCACCATACAAGTTACAATCGTTGTCGCGGAAATACGTCCACTCCAGCTCACCCATAGCGAGTTGAGGGGCGAAACGGAATGTTCCTTCGCCAACGTATTGTTCAGGCACAAGGCGTTTGAATGCTTCTCCACCGATGACGAACATAACTTCGTAATCAGCAGCTACCCAAGCTGGGTTGCGGCGTTGGGCGAAACCATTCGTAACAGCCGTGCTGACAATTGGATTAACGAGGACGAGGTTGCCCGAACCATCGAAGCCAGTCGCACGGAGCGGCTGTTGGTCGATGCCGAAAGCAAAACCGCGATAACCCATGAACTGATATCCAGAAATGGACTCATCACCCAATTTGAACGAACCAGCGGTAAGATAGAGCAAGTCTTCTTTAACGTCTGCATCATTACGGAAGTTTTCGATCTGATCGGCACTAGCAAGAACTTGGAAGAACTCGCCATCTTTCGATGCGAAAGGTTCTGCAAGCATCTCTTCGCGGAGGAACGTACCAATGCGATAGAGGGTCTTGAAGTTCATAGGCGCATCAGGAAGATGCGAAGCGAACTGGGTGTTGATCTGCTGCATATCGCCCGTGAGGTTATTGCCAAACGAGAATGTGCTGTTGACAACGTATTTGATACCAGACTGAATCAGGTATTGATAGCGGATATCAGCATTGATGATCTGAAGGATCGTTTTCTCAAGGGAAACTTGAGCTTGGAGGTAAGAACCTTTGAACGCTGTGCGAGCTTGCTTGACGCAAACGCGAGGGCCAGCACCACGAAGGGTCTGGAGCTGGAACTGATACTCAGTCGAGCCAACAACGTCAGGGGTTGCACCGATACCACAAAGACCCGTGTCGTTTACGAACGTAGGAGCAGCGAGGCTTGCGGCAGGAACTGCCATTTCCTCAACCACGCTACGAACAACGTCCGAAACGGATGGAAGAGTTCCACCATCAATCGAGTTGATGTATGGGGATTTGCGAGCCAAGACCTTAGCGATCTGACCGATGATACGATTTACGTCTTTAGAAGCGAAATTCTGAATTGTCGCTAGTGGGATACATTCTGCCATAATATTTGTTTTCTGTTTTGTTTGTTTGTTTAGGTTTGTTCTGCTTGAACCGACCCTTTAGAAGATCTATTGGGCGACATTCAAGTGTGCGTGAAATCGCATTGCGACTTTGCACAATTTTCTTGTTTGTTCGCCCCGGCACGTTGGGCTTGTTAATACGGCCTGTTTGTGGATTCTGTGACTTCCACGGAGTCATAGGTATACGGAACCTACCTACCGAAGTGAATTCAGAACTGCGATATATTAACGGATATGTCAACAAAAAACATTCCATTACATATAAAAAATAATTGTGTAACGATGAAAAAAACATTTGACGGAATAAATGAATGTGATAGTTTCAATTCATCTTACTTGAATCTATGCAGGATTCTAGCGGATATAAAATTTTGCTTTGAGTGAAATACCCGTTCTGATGCTGCATACATCAAGGCGGGTTTTTCCTTTTGTATGAAGCCTCACGGCAGTTCCCGAAAGTAGCCTGTTGATACTATATCGGTGAGTGAAATATGACCGAGAACTTGGATGGCAAACTTTGATTGAGCTTTCCAATAACGCACATGACTGGAATGATGAAACCATGCCAACCAGTCGTTATTTTGGTAATGAAATCTGTTTCGTGACCAAATTAAAATACACGCCACAGAAATGTGGGCGAAGGTGCTATTGAGGGTGTATGTTGAGTGTTGGTGCGGCCCGATAAAGACAATAGCATTTAATGTCGAAAGCTAGACTGCCGATTCCTATACGGAAGGTAATTTACAAGACACTTCATCTCCATAACAGGCGAAGTGTCTCTGCTGCCAACCTTAAGCCTTCCAGAAGATAACTTACAGCAAAGATGCCATCACTTCTGATTTAGGAATGTCACTTTTATCAATGTGACTAACTTTATCACTGATAGCAGATAACCTATCTTTGATGTTGAGAATATCGGACTCTTTTTTCAACAACCCATCAATGATAAATTCCTCTGATATAAACTTGTGAATAGCCGCAGCGCAGTTTTCTTGACTTGCATAAAAGAGAAAGCATGGACGATCAGTTATCATGTTTAGCTCCCCTTGATATGCAATAGCGTCAGATGGAGTGAATCCAAGATTGACTACATCGTAATCAGACATCCATCCACCGCCAGCGGCGTGAAGACCGCACCAGCGAAGATAACGAGCTACTAGCTGTGGATAGTATTGCCGCAAGTTGTCTGGAAGTGTATGCAGAACTTTCCCTAGTTTTGACACAAGTTTAGAGTGAAGATTAGATGCTCCAACGTGAGACTTGTTTAGCATCACGCAATCCCATCCATTCTTCTCCCATGATGTCTTCCACCAGTTGGCGCAAGCAAATTGCTCTGTCTGTGGCAAAGTCTGAATGCTTTCGTAATAAGAGTAAATCTTGTGTTTCATTTAATAGGTTTTGTATCCTAAGTGGAATACTGGTGTTCCAAGATCAACGTGCGGTTGATGTCCAGCTTGTTTTGCTCTCTTGCAGAATGAAACATCTTCGCCTGTTTGAGAATTAATAGGGCTGAAGTAATCGAATGTTGATGGAATAGATCCATTACTTTGCGTCGATAGCTCAGGGAATTTTTCTTTAATGTCATTTAATACCTTTCTGTGTATCAATAGACAACCTGTGCCAATCCAGTCAACTGGGGCAATCACATCAGGATATGTTTTAGCTTTATCGTCAAGGGAACGGTCTGAAACCATAAGTGAAGATCCTTCCTTTCGACCAAAATAAGCCCCTCCAACAAAAGTTTTGCCGCTGCCTATCAACCGATGAATAATATGCCGCTGTAGGGGCAAATCTGCTAATTTACGAGCCGCTGTAACTGTTGAACGCATCCATGATGGGCGACCTATGGAAGGAATAATGTCATCATCAATCATCAACAGCCATTTCGCGTCCGTTTCTAGGAATTTTTTAATAATATTATTCTTTGCGTCCCTAATTGTTTCTTCACCAATTGACATATCGAATCGGATCTTGTCACGCCCAAAGTCAAGTGCCATTGCAATCATTGTAAATGCTGTTACAGGGTTAGTTGTCTTGTGACATGGGAAGCCAACAAAGATGTCACGTCCTGCAAACTCGCAACGATACGATGGAAGTCCATCACTTGAACGTGACTCTACAATAGGTTTCTCATATGGCAATGTATTGTTTAGTTCTTGTGCTTGAACTTCCTCTACAATGGGAATCTCAGGGGTTTTGTCGGAAATATGTATACTTTTTTCCGTCAAAACTTGTTCTTCAGATTTTTTGAAAGGAATATCGCTATCTTTTTCTTTCAAAACTGAGATTTCAATGTTTTCAAGAGGTTTTTCCTCTTCAACTTTGACATTTTCCTCAACTTTTGCAGTTTTTACCTCAGATTTGACTTTTTCCTCAACTTTTGGTTTACGTCCCGGTTTTTTTGCCATTTTATTTTGATTTACGGGAGGAATTACCTGTCCGGGCCTTGCAAATGGGTCAGCAGACTCCAATGCGTTCATTGTGATTCGCTCATCTGGCGATACTTTAGGTGTTATAGACATATATAGCTATTTATAACGAGTTTTGTGTATAAGTTAGTAACTTTTAAGATCCAGCTTCATCCAAGCCGAGGTCAATTGCATCAGAAGCATTCATTTTAATGCGGTCGTGCATAGAATTTGGTTTGTTACTTGCTGGAGTGTTAATTGATGGCTTAGGAATCTTGGATGATCCCTTTAGTTTATTATTTTCAGTAGTCAATTGACTAATCTGTTGCATCAATGCGTTTTTCTGAGCTTGTTCGGTGCGAAGTTGCTCTGTTAGCACATGAGAGAATACGGCAGATGCAGCTACATTTGCTCTTTCTTGAGCAGTTGTAGGCCAAAGTGCGGATTCAAACTTCTGAGCAAGCCCAGAGACTGTTTCATTGTGCTTCTGAATCTGTGCACGTTGTTCTGGAGTTGCGTCAGGTGATGGTTCTGCATACCTAGCCCACGGAAGTTCTTTTGTGATCTCGTCAATGGTCTTATCAATTTCTTGAATCTCATTACCATACCACTCTTTATTTGCCGTCTCACGTTGAACAAGAATCTCGTCAGCGTGTTCAGCAGCATTAGCAATCTCAGCTTCTTGCTTCTCTTGAAGATCAGATACATCAACAAGACCACGCTTGAGACGCTCAGAATCCGTTAATGGAAGTTTTGAAAAAGCATCTTGCCTCCAAAAATCATCTGCTACTTTTGTTGGGCCTCCAGCAGCCTCAATTGACTTGATTACTTCGTCACCCGCGCCATGCTTGCGGAGGATGTTGTAGACGCTTTCTTTGGCGTTTTGGATCGGCTCAACGTATTTGCTTTTGAACTCTGGATCGTTTTTGATGTCGAAGATCGCACGGAACTTTTTGAGTTCGTCGTAGTCTTGCGGAGCTTCAGTTCTTTTACCTTCGGCTTCTGCGAGACGTTGACGCAGAATTTCGGCTTCAGCGGCTTGCTGTTTGTATGTTGATGCGGTTTCTTGAAGTTTACGCCAGTTACTTTGGTTCTTTTCGGAGAGGTTGCGAGGCTGCTCAATGGCTGCAATTTCTGGGTCGATTTCAACTTTCGGTTCTTGAACAACTGGGGCGGGTGTTGCAGTTTCTGCGACAGGCGTTGGCTCAACAGGTATTGGAGCGACAGGCTCGTCCAGAATGCCATCTGGTTCTTGTGCGGGTTCCTCCACTTGAGGTTGAATCGTTTCAGTAGTTTCTCCGATAGCTTCATCAAGGAGTGAATCAATTTGTGAGGATGTATCTTCATCTATTGGGTCTGAGTTGAGGCTAGGATTACCAAAGCCTGTTACGTCTGGTTCTACTACGTTGTCGTCTGTGTCTGTCATATTTATTTTGTTTTGGTTGTTATCTGACTAAATTTTATTTGTTAGGTTGTTTTCCAAAATATTCTTCATAAGAATCTCTTTTTAATACAAAAATTGGAATTTCTTTTTCATTTGGAAAATACATAATTGCCATTTCAACAAAATTAAGTTTGTCAAATGTTTTTTTAATATCTTCCCTCCATTTTTCGGTGGGGTTTTTATCAAAAATTCCGCCGTAAAAAGTTACATAATAAATGTGTTTTGGTTTTTCTTGAATTACATTCCAATAAAAATTATGAGAATTCCAATTTTTATGTGATATATTAATTGTTGTTTCCATATTTTTTACTGAAACTATGTATTTTTACATTGATGTGAAATTTCCTACTGATGCGTCTTGGTTTTCTTCGTCCATAGAAGACAAGTCTCGCAGTTCGCGAATAGCGAATTCAAAGCCTTCTTTGAACTTGGCTTGAAGAGCAACTTCCTCAATAGTCTTCCCGTCACACAATGGAATGCGTGAACGGTAATACTCTATTAATTTATTGCCAGATTTGATTAAATATTCCCGTAAGGCAACGCTGTCTGCACTAGTCCATTTCATAATATTATTTATTTATTTATTGTTTCCTTATTTTAGACCAACGTCAATAGCTTCGTAAGAAGACATTGGTTTTTTAAGCAATTCTTGATTTTTCTTAATCACAGATGCAGGGTCAATTACAGACGCTGATCTTTTATAAGAATTAGCTCCATCAGATTCAGCGTCAAAACGAGCATAGGTTGCAAGTTCCTCTTCTGACATTGGAGGAGGATTGCCAGTAAAGTTTTTTTCAAACTCTAGTTTATCTCGTCTTGCTTGATTAGTTCCGCCTTGTTTTGTGTTTAGTCCGCCCATAGTATTTGTTTTCTGTTTAGGTGATTCGTTTTCTTGTGCAAAATATGGAAGCCCTAGAGCTTCTCTTTCTCTTGCAAATCTAACGGCTTTTTGTGTGATTGATTTATTTAAATCTGGATTTTCAGTTTTAATTTTATCTTCTGAAGTTGAAAGAAGATAGTTAATCTCATTGTCATCAAGTGTTGGAACCATTTGTGGTATTAATTTTTCTCCACTTCCCCAGTCAACTCCAATCGAAAGCTCACTTGATACTTTGCTAGGATCATCAATCCTTTTAATCCCGCCAAGAAATCCACTTCCTTTTACTGTTCCATCTGTGCGAATAAAATCAGGATGTTGGTTTGATTGAGGTGATTGTGTGTTAGCCCCGCCCATATTATAATTCTGCGTTGATTACGTCATATGATGACGCTGGTTTTTGTTTAGGTACAGAGAAATATCTGTCTCCAAATTTCTTGATTTCAAATCCACGTTCATTTTCTGCATTAACCGTGTAATTGTGTGTTGGATGGTTTGCTCCTTTAAGGATAACGTATGCCTCTCCTTCAGGTAGTCCATATTCTTTATATTTATTGAAAATCTCTTCAGTTACTGGAGCAACTGATCCCATATGCTTGTTGTAATTATTAGGTTTAATGCCAGCTTTCTCAGCAGTCAAGTAATCGTATTGCGCTTCTTCTGGATTAAATCCTTGTTGAACAACTCTTGCTCTGTCCGCCTGAACTGGTTTTGAATAAACCGAAGCTCTATCTACTTGACTTGTTGCAGCAACTTGTGGAGCTTTTGATTCCTCATAATCAAAAAGGTTTGGCTTTAATGGGTCGTTTTGCTTTTCATATTTACCCATGTTCTTTGACCAGTCATAAAAATCATTATTATATCCAGAACCTTGTCCTTCTGGAACATGACTTGCTTTTACGCCTGTGTTAGCTCCACCCATATTATGTTGATGCCAATTTAGTGTTTTCTTCTAATCCTGCATTTATTGCATCGTATGAAGACATTGGTTTAGTTTCGTTTTTAACAAACTGTGGAATTACTTTTTTCACATACTGATAATTTCTATAATCAGAATCAGATGGTGATGTATGTAAATCTAAAATCTTCCTTAATCCACGTCTTGTATCTGGAGAAAAGTTTTGAAATCTTTCATCATCTGGAACAACTTTTTGCTGTTCCATAAAATCAGTGAGTGTTTCTGGAGTGAATCGTTGTCCGTATAAATAAAACGCTTCTCTTTGAATTCGTCCCAATTGATTTGCCAACTCAGATGGTCTATCCATGTGTGTTGGGCCTTTTTTTACATTTTCTCCTATTGCTGAATGATGCCCAACTTCATGTTCAAGCGTTCCAATAAAATTACTTACGGGATTTTCAATTGAGTTTTCTAAATCTTGTTTTTTGTAATAATTTGCATACAAAAATTTATTAAAATTCTTTATATCTTCTGGATTAGATGATTTTTCTAAATCAAGAATTTCTTTGTTTAAAAATGCCATTGTATATGGATCTACAATTTCAACATCTTTATTTTTGTTGCTATATGATGATTCGCGATAATTGGATGAAGAAACTGGAATTTTTTCTCCAATTTTATCATAATCCATTTTTATGCTTAAATTATTTTCTAAAGAAGACGTTTTTGCTTTTTCAATTTCAGATTTTAATGTTTCTTCTCCACCATAATACGGAGCAATCATCTCACTTAAAGAAACATTTTGTTTTATATCGCCTCCCATTAACAAATCAGAATATGGTCTTGGAAATTCTGTATTTTTAGCAAGATTAGCATCACCCAACGCTTGTGGCGTTTTCTTTTCTGTCACCCAATTTCCTTTTATTGCATTAGCTCCACCCATGTTACGCTGCTGTTGGTGGTTTAGGTGGATTAGCAATCTCGTTAATCGCTCCCATTTGTGTTGGTGATGCTGCCTCTGTCATTTCAGCAACATTCCTAGATTGTGCTGCGGCTTGTCTTCCACCACCACCACCACGTTGCGGTGGCATTGCTGCCGCTGGTTGTAGTTCTGGAGGTGGAGGCGTGTTATGTCCTGCTGTAAGATGTGCAAACGCTTGTTTAGCCGATTGCTCGTATTTAGCAACGTCAGTTCCCTTAGCCTTAGCCTGTTGAACGTGCATCATAAAGTGACGCAACGCTTGCATGAATGGCTGAACCATCTCAGGCGGCAATGCGCCAGCAGGAGCTTGCTCAATCAATGGCATTAGCTTCTGAGACATGACATCCAAGTGAACGATGTCATTATCCCGTGGAGAAACAGGAATCTCTTGACCGGCAATGATAGATTGCAATTCAACAAGTTGTTGACGTGTAGCCTCAATAGCCAGCGTCTCAACTTGATCCTTTGGCAAGATAACTTGACTTGCAATGCTCTCACCCAACTTTCGCGACCAATCGAGCTTTAACAACTCGTCTTGGTTTACGTTAGGATTGCCTGTATAGCGTTGCACCATCATATCCAACATGGCGTTGTCCTGCGCTTGAGTGTCGGGGAGTAGCTCTTCGGCAGGGCTATACGCCATGAGGAGGATGTCACTTGGGGGAAGATTGCGTTCCATCATGTTAAGGCAGCAATTGATTGCTTCCTCATCAAGATGTTCTGGAATTTCAAAAGGAACTAGGAATGATGGAAGATCCATCACAGAACGATCAAAAGCATCTACAACTTCACGCCTAGCCCAAACTGCATTAGGAACCATTTGCCTAGCAATATCAAGTCGTGTCTTTAGTTCAGCGGCAGACTTAACGTGTTCTGGATGGCAGATACCACGTTGCATACGTTCAACGCATTTGGAGTATTGTTTTGTCCAACGCATCAAGATTCCTTCGCGGAGTTGGTTTTCGATAGCTGCAACACGATTAACTTCGGATGCAGTTGCGCGACCTTGCTTTTCACCAATAGCTTGACCGGGCAAGAACGTGCCAACTTGAATTTCAGCTAGTCCACTAATAAACTGATCTAGGCGAAGGAAATCATCAACGTCAGCAGGAAGACTTTGTGGAATAACTTCATATCCTTCAGCGATATAACAAATAGGGTGATGAACTGTTAGGGGTGCTGCTCCAGTTTTAGCATTCGGCCCTTTCTTTAGCAACAACATTCCCTTGAGATATACATTATCAACAACAAGGTTACGAGCTTTATCAACAGCGATATGCGTGTTGTAAAGATCACGCCCAGCACCACGGGAACCCATAAGATTTCCGTTGCCAATTTCAATAGCAAACAACGACAAGCATTCGCTCATTTTGTTGTAGCGATCAATCTGTGTACAAATCTCGTCACCACTCTTATCATCAAATACGAATCGGCTAATCTTGCCATGCGGCTCACGAATAAGCAACTCACCTAGCTCAACATATTTAGCGTCATTTTCATAACTTGCGCCATAACTTCCTTCACGAATCCAGTCTTCGTAACGCCGTGCGTCATCATCAGAATCAAGCGTTCTTCCAGCTGGAGTAGCATTATTAATAGACTTAACTAGATTTTTAATGTGCCAACCAGCCATTGCAGACATAACTGGGTCTTCCAAGATAGGAAGCAATTCAGCAATTTGATATCTGCGTTTTCTTGCCCAGATTGGTGTTCCTTCAACTTCCTGTGGAGTCTCAATAGAAAAGAAAGTGTAATCTTGTCTTAGGAACTCTGGTTTCCAATCACGAAGATCATCCCAACAAACGCCACAAAAGCCAAAAGTGGTGTTTTCATGTACAATTTGCGACAATAAATCATCATGTCCAGACCATCCGCGAATTGTTTTAGTAATCTCCTCACGGAATACTTCAGTTTTATTTTCAGCGTCTACTCCTTCTACTGGATATTTTGAGAAAGTGAGACTTGCAGCCTGTTCGATGACTTGCCTAAAAGGAGGTTGAATTCGGCTAACCATCGTGGAAAGAAAACCAGTAGGGCGATTAGACCGCCAATTTTGACCCATACTTTCCAGTTTTTTAGCACTATATGGAGGCTCATTATTTAATTTTTTCTGAATGAGTTGGTTCTTTTTGTTCCGCTCGATATTCTGCTGTTTAAGCCTGCGATATGCAGAGTACGCTTGAGCGGCATCCTTGAAAGTCCGCTTAACTTGCAAAGTATCTTTATTAACAGTATCGGAATTATTGCCAGCAGTAGGATCAACAATATCAAGATCGAGGATACGAGGTTTATCGTGTGAATTAGTAATCCTTGGAGATTTATTCGCATAACTATCAGTAACGAATGCGGGAAGCGGTTTAAGAACGTCTGCCATAATTTATTTTATATTCATCCAGCAATTATCTGGAGTGGAGGTTGCTTGAGAAAGTTTATTCTTGTCAAAGAAAATTGCACTACGGTTGTCATGTCGCATGATGTTACATCCTCCTAATTTAGTTGACGATTTGGTATCTCTACCATTGCGAACACTTGCGCTGATTCTATCTGCTGCGGAAATGCAAGATGAACATCCGCCTCGCCAATTTTTATTGTGTTGACAACCTTTGCAAATTTTTGCTCGTTCCTCTGCAAGTTCATTCGACACTAGATTGTTTACAGTTTTGGAATTAAGTAGGTTTCGTGCCCAAGTTGTAATGTCATTCAACAATGATTGCTGTGCAGAATCAGGATGAACGCTTGTTACCACAACCATGTCAACTCCATGACAAAAATTAGGCCAGTTAGAACAAATGTAGCTATTAATGTCACCTTCAACGTCACCAACAGGCAAATGATTTTCTGCGCGATAATCTTCGACAACTTTAAGAAGTCCTTCATACGAATGTGCTGTCAACTTTGCGTCTGAATCAAAGTAGTGCCAACCGCCGGGCGGTATCATTCCAAGAATAACTTTTGCCATGAGTTCGATTCTAATATGTTATAATTTCTATATTTGCAAGCGTTTTTTGCAGTTTTTATGCAAAAATCACTCAGAAAAGTCAATATATTCAATATTATCGACAATACTTTTCATTCCGCGATCCATTAACAATGGGAGTTTTTTCTTGTCATCAACCATTGTTGCGATAGCTCCACCACGTTGACGCATCAAAAATACTAACAATGACAACGAATCCAAAGCATCTGGAGAATTTTGCCTAGTGCGTTTAACATAATCTTTTTTACTTTCCACGCGAACCATGCCTTTACCCTTTTGCATATAGCGTCTTCCAGTAGCTTGACGTACCAACGCATCGTTACGGAACCCCGGTGATATTTTCAGATACTCAAACTCTAAATACTTTGCCACTCCAAAAAGAAGCTCGGTGACAACCCCATTATAAAGCTCACTGGCTTTCTGCGAGTCGTCACCAAGAATGTGTGTTTCCGTTGCAGCCCATGAATAATTTACACCCATGACTTCACTTCCAAATAATGTTTTTAAAGAATCATGGATTCCTGCGCCGTTACCAGTTCGATCAACGCATAGCCAGTTCGGAGCAATCCTCATGTTCTTGCAAAACTTGATTATGTTATACGTTTGCTCTAGTGTAGCTGCTTTCGGGAACGTAATCTGCGAATCCATTTGCAATACTGTCCGTGGGGTCTTGAATTCAATAAATTGTCCGCTCATTGGTGTCCATCCATCAGAAAGCCCAAATCGACCGAAAGAACAAATAACTTGGTCGTTACCCTCCAATGCCAAATCGAACGCTGCAAGAGGCACTACAGGGCCAATAAACCGCACGTTACCCATTGCGTTATCCATCATGCTAGGGGTAATGATTGCCATAGAAATACCTTCCTGTGGGAACCATCCGCGAGCCATCGTAAAATATTCAGCAGTGCGTCCCTTTGCCTCGTATGCCGTGTAACCTTCGTTTGTCTGTAAACCAGCAAAGATAATCTTACGCTCAATGACGTTCTCGCACCTTGCAGCGTCTAGCCGCAAAACGTGCCAGTCATCCCGTGACTTCCATTCAAAATCATCTTCGCAGTCAACACTCCCCCAGCCTCTGGCTGGTTCGCATCTTTTTCCAAATTCACTTGTCCTATCTTTTGGGTTACTCGCTCCGAAAATTTTAATTCGGCCCTTTGCGCCTTCCGTATCCGCAGCAGACAAAATGTTCTGTAAACCTTCCCACACGCCAGCAGGAACTTCTTCAGCTTCGTCCAGCACAACATGAGTCCGCGACATCTTACCCCAAATTGGGTGTGGTTTTCCTGATCGTGGACTTGGGTGGAATCCACGGAGCGTTCCAGTTCCACTATCGCCTTTAGGTACAGCAACCAAGTGAATTCCGTTCTTGCTATCGTTATTGGCTTGAATTGATTTCACTAGCGTCTCTGCGCCTTCAAATTCTGGCTTTACCAATGCAGTTGTATAGAATTTCTTAATAGCTGCAAACACGTTACGTTGAGCGTGTTCTGCTGTTAATGACACAACTTTAATACAGGTGTAGTGCGGATCTCGCATCCAATCCAACAAAAACCACGCAGCAGCACCGAACGTCTTACCCATCGCACCAGCACCTTGAATCAACACTTTGTCGTAATCAAACAAACATCTCCATGTGTCTTTACTCGATTGTGGCCTCCAGTCATACACATTCTGACCCCACAAGATAGTTGCTGCTGCCTCAAACTGGTTGTGATCCAACAAGTGCTGAACAAACTCCAGCACAACCCTCTTTGCAAATGGCAAGTCCAACAAGAACTTTTTCCCAGTCGCATGACTCATGTTCTCCAAGATATACTTCGCCGCAAGCGAAATGCCCACGTTCTCATCGTCGTTACTATCGACAATGGCGCGAATATGCTCCGCACGTTTTAATGCGCGTAAAACTTGGACGTTATCTTCTTTCATTAACGGTTCAAAGCAATTAAAATATTTTTACTTTTATTTTGCTTTTCTTTAATACATAACAAGCAATCGTGTGGGCTTGAACCTTTTCTGTTAATATTATGATATTTGTAATGAATTTTATACATCGTTGTATATTTATAATTATCTTCAAATAATCCACAACCGCAAAAGATAACGCATATTGCAAAACATAAAATTATTGTTTTCAAAGCAAGTCAGGAAGATTTCTTTCTCTGCGTCTCTCCCAAATCCAAGCTTTAACCACTTCAAGAG